AACAGTTGGTTGGGTGTACTTAATAATGGCGGATATCGAAACGGCGCACTCGCAACTGCAGGTCAAACAAACACTGGTGGTGGAGGAGGTGGGAATTGGTATGCTGCAGCTGGCGGTGCTGGTGGTTCTGGATTAGCAATTATTAAGTACACCCAACCAACTGTTGTTGGAACTGTTTATACATTTACCACATCTGGAACTTGGACTGCTCCAACTGGCGTCACTTCCGTTGATTATCTCGTTGTTGCTGGTGGTGGAGGAGGTGGAACTATTGGCGGAGGCGGTGGTGCTGGTGGATACCGAACAGGGACTGGATTTGCAGTTACACCTGGAAACACTTATACCATTACTGTCGGATCTGGTGGTGCAGGATCACCAAATAGTGTTAGTTCAACTAATCCACAAGCATCCAATGGATCTAGTTCAGTTTTTGATACAATAACGTCTGCAGGTGGCGGCGGTGGCGGATCGTATAATGCTCCTGCAGGTGCTGGCAATAATGGACGTGCTGGTGGATCAGGCGGTGGTGGCGGTTTAAATGGTGGACCATCGTCAGGTGGTGCTGGCAATACTCCATCAACATCACCATCTCAAGGAAATAATGGTGGAGCAGCAACACCTTCTGCTGCAGCGGGTCAGGGCGCAGGTGGCGGAGGTGGAGCTGGAGCGGCAGGTGATAGTGGTGGAACAGCACCTTCTGCTGGTGGTAATGGCGGTAATGGTGCAGCATCTACGATCACAGGCACATCTGTAACTTACGCTGGTGGCGGTGGTGGAGCTGGCAACGTTGCCCCAGCTCCTGCAGGCACTGGCGGATCAGGTGGTGGTGGTGCTGGATCAAATACTCTTAACGGGACAAATGGAGCCGCTGGTCTTGGTGGTGGCGGCGGTGGCGGTGGCAATGGTCCTTCTGGTTATATGGGTGGCGGCACTGGTGGATCAGGTATAGTAATCATTAAGGTTGCAGCATAATGGCAAAACCAAAACAATATCAAGTTCAAGAATTACAAACAGATCTTGGAACAATACACACTCAAGCAAACACTGCTTATGGTCAAGCCAACGCTGCATATGCTGCAGCGAATAATGCATATGCTGCAGCAAATAGTGCTAGTGGTGGATTCGCAAAAGTCTTTTTCAGTTTATAACAGGACATTACAATGGCAGAAAGATATAAAATTCTAGGACAAGTGGCTGGAACAACTGCGTTTGCAAATGTCTACACAGTTCCAGCAGCAACATCAACAGTAGTCTCATCAATTATTGTCACGAATCGATCTTCTTCAAATACGAATTATAGAATCGCAGTGCTTCCTGCAGGTGCTGCTGTTGCAAATCAATATTATATTGCCTATGATTCTGTAATTGCAGGAAGCGATGCGATTGGTTTATCACTTGGATTAACTCTTGGCAACACTGATGTGATCACTGTAAATGCATCTTCAAATGTAATCACGTTCAGCGTGTTCGGAACAGAAATTACCTAATATGGCTTCGAAGTTATTTGCCTTTCAAAGTTTTGCATCAAGCACGAGAATTTTCAATTCTCGCGCGACACCTGCCGCAGTTGGAGCGCAAGAAATTGTTGTAGAAACTTTCGCCAATACAACTACATGGACTGCACCAGAAGGCGTCACATCAGTTGAATATCTTGTTATTGGCGGTGGAGGCGGAGGGGGTGGAAGATTCGTCGGTGGTGGCGGGGGTGCTGGCGGATTTCGAGCAGGCACTGGTTATGCTGTAACACCAAATACTTCTTATACAATCACTGTGGGCGCTGGCGGTAATGGTGCAACCTCACCAAGCATATATGGATCAAATGGATCATCTTCTGTATTTGATACGATTACATCTGCTGGCGGTGGTGCAGGAGCTGGATTAGACAATTCTGCACCAGGAACTGCTCAAAATGGACGCGCAGGTGGCTCTGGCGGCGGCGGAAGTGGTTTTGCAGGAGGGGCTGGCGGCACTGGAAACACCCCTTCAACTTCTCCATCGCAAGGTAATAACGGTGGAAATGGTAGTTCTTCTGCTCCTTTCTATGCTGGAGGCGGTGGTGGCGGTGCGGGTGCTGTTGGAACTAATGGCAGCGGATCAAGCGCAGGTACTGGTGGAAATGGAACAGCATCTTCAATTACTGGAACTTCTGTAACTTATGCAGGTGGAGGTGGGGGTGGTTCAGATGTTTCTGGTGGTTCTGGTGGAACTGGAGGTGGAGCCAATGGTGGAGCAGGCGGTTCAAATGCTCCGAGCGCAGCACCAGCAAGCACTGGCAGCGGTGGTGGTGGATCTGGTGGTGGACCTTCTCCAAGTGGATATAACGGCAGCAGTGGCGGTTCAGGCGTAGTAATTTTAAAATACACAAAACCAAACGTAAGTGCAAATGCCAATGTCTGGGTATTCAGAACATCAACATCATGGACTGCGCCAACAGGAGTCTCGCTGATCGATTATTTGATCGTCGGTGGTGGCGGTGGTGGAGCTGGTTATGGTGCAGGCGGTGCAGGTGGGTTTAGAACAGGCACTGGATACTCAGTATCACCAGCAACATCTTATACTATTACAGTCGGATCAGGTGGTGCTGCAGGTGATATTTCAAATAGAGGCGCAAATGGTGCTGCCTCTATTTTTGCATTAACATCAAATACATCAGCAAATGTTTCTTCTGCTGGTGGCGGTGGTGGTGGATGCAATTCAGGAACACAAACTGGATTAAGTGGCGGAAGCGGTGGTGGCGGTGGTGGCGGAACATCTCCTGCTGGTGCTGGTGGAACAGGTAATACACCTGCAGTTGCACCAGCACAAGGTAACAATGGTGGCACTGGTGGAGTTTCTCCTGGAAATTCAGGTGGAGGTGGTGGTGGTGCTGCAGCTGCAGGATCTAATGGAGCAACAAATACTGGTGGTAATGGCGGAAACGGTACTGCTTCTACATTGTCTGGTTCTTCGGTAACTTATGCTGGCGGTGGTGGTGGTGGAACTAATAATGGAAGCCCTGCTACAGCTGGTAATGGTGGAACTGGTGGTGGTGGAAATGGAAGTAATGGCAATCCAAGTTCTATTGCCCAAGCTGGCACCGCAAATCTTGGCGGAGGTGGTGGAGGAGGAGGATTCCCTAGCAATCAAACAGGAAATACTGGCGGCTCTGGTATCGTTATTATCAAAGCATATGCAACCGCAAACGCAAACCTTGCAACATTCACTTCATCTGGAACATGGACAGCACCCACTGGAGCAACACAAGTTGAATACCTTGTGATTGCTGGCGGAGCTGGCGGTAATGGCGGTGGTGGTGGTGCTGGTGGATTGAGAACAGGTTCTGGATTATCAGTTTCGCCTGGATCATCATATACAGTTACAATTGGTGGCGGTGGTGCTGCAGGAAGTAATGGAACTAACTCAGTGTTTAGCACTATTACATCACTCGGTGGTGGTGTTGATAGTGCTGGTGGAAGACAAGTAACAGGTGGTTCTGGTGGTGGTGCTGAAAGACAATATCCATCAACAGTTGGTCTCGGTACTCCAGGTCAAGGATTTAATGGTGGCACTGGAAATGCTCCTGCTAATGCATCTGGTGGAGGCGGCGGAGCTGGTGGTGTTGGCGGAAATGCATCTTCAACTGGCGGCGTAGGTGGACCAGGAGCATTCTCGACGATCAGCGGATCATCAGCAATTTATGCTGGTGGTGGTGGCGGTGGTGGTCAAAGTGGCGGAGGATCAGGAGGAGCTGGTGGTGGTGCATCGGGTGGTGTTGGTCCAGCAAGTTCTGCATCACCTAATACTGGTGGTGGTGGCGGAGGAATTTACACCAGTGGTGCTGGTGCAGGTGGTTCTGGTATTGTTATTATTCGTTGGTCGTAATTGCGCAGATAAATATTCAATAAATCTAAGAGTGTTAAATGTCTGAACCAATTATAAGAATAGCCCAAGTTGCGAATCTAGAGAATCGTCTAGCATCCGCAGTTGCGAACATTTCTGTTTCTTCAAATGGTGTGTTCTCGACCAATGCAAATGGGTTCAACTTTGTTAACACTGCAACAGTTCAAATAACTGTTGCTCCTGGTGCAAACGGTAATGCAAATATTTCTTTTGCATCAAGTGGTGGAACAGTAGTTGTTCGCGATAACTTTACTGGCGATGGAAATACAGTAAACTTCACACTTTCGACAGAACCAGAAGATCAAACTCATACTCTTGTGTTTGTTGATCTTGTATTCCAGAGTGAAACAGCATATTCTATTAGTGGAAGTACGCTTACATTCGGAACTGCTCCTGATAATGGCGCGAATGTCGATGTTTACATCTACGGTGGTGGTGTTGGTTCAACAGTCGTAACATCTGATGTGTTTACTGGAACTGGCGCATGCACTAGTTATCAATTAACACAAACAGCAACAACATCAAGAACGTTTATATATCTCGATGGCGTTGCTCAGCGTCCAGAATATGATTATCAAGTTAGCGGAACAACGTTGTCATTTAATGTTGCTCCAGCAAACGCAACAGTAATCGAAGCTCGAACACTCAGCGCATTTGATACTGTTGACATCAACGTTGCACCAGTTTCGTTGTATTCAGACAAATTCACGGGAACTGGTTCTTGCACTCAGTTTACTTTATCTCAAACAGGCACAACTGATTCGACGTTTGTATTCTTAAACGGTGTTTCACAAAAACCTGGAACTGACTTTACAGTTGGTGGTGTGAGTAATACAACACTTACATTAACAAGTCCACCTGCCAATGGGTCTGTTCTTGAAGTTAGAACAGTCGGTGCGTTTAGATTATCTGAAAATCAATCAAGAATTGAATCAGATATCTTTACTGGCGATGGTAATACTGTATCGTTCACGATGTCAACAGTCAGTACGACTAAAAAGACATTCGCATTTATTGATGGTGTCGCACAAAAGCCTGTAACAGATTATTCTGTCGGTGGCAATATTATTACATTTACTGAAGCACCACCATCAGGAACATTTATTGAAGTTCGATCAGTTGCTCCGTTTATATTTGCAACCTCTACTGGTGATCTTGCATACGGTCAAGCCAATCTTGCATACAATACAGCAATTGCGGCGTATAGCCAAGCAAATAATGCAGCTGCTGTTGCTGCGAATGCTGTATTAAAAGCTGGTGATACGATGACAGGGAACTTAACGTTCTCTGGATCAGGATTAAGAATTTTTGGTGACTTCAGCAATACAACAGTTGCTAATCGATTGATGTTCCAGACAACATCAGCATCGTCTGCAACACGTGTTGATGCTATACCAACGAGCGGAACAACAACAGCAGAATTTGGTGCATTTAATAATAGTGATCCAACTAATGCGAGTCGTGTCACACTTACCGTCACATCAACTGATGCTAGACTCCAATCAACTAATACTGGAACTGGCGATTATCTACCTTTGAACATTTATACTGGTGGAGTTGCAAGATTACATGTTGATAATATTGGCAACATTGGTATTGGCACAACATCGCCCAACACCAGACTTCATGTAAACGGCACGATAACTCTTGAAGAAGTTTTAGAAAAGTCTAATATTACTGCAACTGCAATGGGCGCGAATGTCAACTTTGATGTTCTTGATTGCGCAGTGGTTTACTACACAGCAAATACAACTGCGAATAGCACATTGAACATTCGTGGAAATACAACAGTCAATCTAAACAGCGTGATGTCAACGAATCAGGCTATGACAATCGCCTTTGCTGTTACAACTGGCGCTACTGCACATAGAGTTGCGAATGTTCAAATTGATGGAACATCAATCACACCTAAATGGTCAGGTGGTTCTGCTCCAACAGCATCAGCGAATTCAATTGATGTGTATTCGTTTACAATTTTTAAAACTGCCTCGGCAACTTATACTGTTCTTGGTTCCAAAACTCAGTTTGCATAAGGTGAATAAACTATGCCAATGATTGGAACATTTGGTGCTGGATCAATAGGAAGTTATGGAAGGCGTGGTGGACGTGCTGGTCCAGCTCCTGGAACTTTGATTTTAGGTGTTACCAGTGGGTCATCGTCATTTACAATACCAGTCGGCGTGGCACAAATTAAAGTTTATGGTGCTGCAGGAGGCGGTGGTGGATCAGACTCGAGCCCATCAACTTCTAACGGCGGTGCTGGTGGCGGTGGTGGTGAATCGCAAATTGTCGGATATACAATAAACGTCACTCCTGGAGAAACATTAACATATTCTGTTGGTTCAGGTGGTTCGGGTGGCGTTGATGCTGATGGAAGTGCTGGCGGATCTACGATTATTCAAAGATCTGGCTCAACCATATTCTCGTTGGCTGGTGGTGGCGGCGGTTCTGTCAGTCAAACTGGTGGCACTGGCGGCACACTAGGATCATTTGGAAGTCATGGTGGTGGTCCAGGTGGATCGGGTGGACCAAGATTTAATCCTGGTGGTTCAGGCACTTCTGGCGTAGGAGCAAGAGGTGGCGGTGGTGGCGGTGGATTCGGTGACAACTCGCCACCTATTAATGGTGCGGCAGGTGGTTCTGGTGGAAGTTCTACAGATACGAGCACTTTCCCAGGAAGTCTTGCATTAGGTACTAGCGGTGGTGGTGGCGGACCAGCGCAAAATGATGGAACTAGTGTTCCTGCTGCGACTGCTGGTCGTGGTGGAATTTATTTTTACTCAGGTGGCGGTGGTGGTGCTGGCGCAGGGGTTAGATTCCCTGTTGTTTCGTCGCTATACTTTGGAGGCGGCGGTGGTGGAACTGGCGGTATTGATGGAGGTCTTAACCCATCAGGTGGTGCTGGAGCGCCAGGAATTTTATATGTGGTAGTGGCATAAAATAAATAGGAATAGAAAATGTCAACAACAGTCGCAACAATAGATGTCGGTGGAACAGGAGCGAATACAGCTGCTGCAGCTCGCGTCAATCTTGGTGTTACAAATTATAATTTCGTGAACACTGGAACTGTTCAAGTGACTGTAACGAATACAACAACAGGAAACGCGAATGTTTCCTTTACCGCTGCAGATGCAGGGTTCAATCCATTTTTATTAGCAGGTATGTAAGATGCCAACAAATTATAAAGTATTAGGGCAAGCAGCAGTAACAACAGCGGTAGCAAATGTCTATACTGTCCCTGCTGCAACTCAAGCAGTTGTTTCAACGGTTGTGATTACAAATAGAACAAGTTCAAATGTAAACTACAGACTCGCAGTTCAACCTGCTGGAGCAGCATTAGCCAATCAGCACTACATTGCTTATGATGCAATTGCTGCAGCAAGCGATTCAATTGCTTTGACTTTGGGGCTCACTCTTGGCAACACTGATGTGATTTCAGCAAACGCATCAGCAAACAGTTTATCAATTAGCATCTTCGGTTCAGAAATCACCTAATGGCAACAAAGTCGTTTCTCCTCAACACACTTCGAAGTTCTTCGCGAATACTAAATCCGCGAGGGGCAACGCCAGCACCAACTGTTTTTGAAATTGTTGTAGAAACATTTGCCAATACTACTACATGGACTGCACCAGAAGGTGTGACAAGTGTTGAATATTTGGTTGTTGGTGGCGGTGGAGCTGGTGGTTCTGGACCAGGAGTTGTTGGTCATGGTGGCGGCGGTGCTGGTGGATTCAGAACAGGCACTGGATTTGCAGTGACTCCAGGTAACACATATACAGTAACTGTTGGTGCTGGTGGAAGTGGTGGATATAACAGTTCAACTAACGGATCGAGTTCTATATTTTCCACCATCACATCTGCTGGCGGCGGTTATGGTGGAAGTTATAATGGAACTCCATCAAATATAAAGGGGGCGGACGGCGGTTCTGGTGGTGGTGCAAATTGGGACGGTTCTACAGGAACACCAAATATATTTGGTTTAGGCAATGTCCCTTCTGTAAGTCCGTCGCAAGGAAATAATGGGGGCACATCAAATAATAATTTTCCAGCATCTCGTGGCGGTGGTGGTGGCGGTGGAGCTGGTGGTGTTGGTGGCAACGCAAGTCCAAGCACAAATATTGCAGGCGCAGGTGGTGACGGTACTACATCTACAATTTTAGGTTCTAGTGTAACTTATGCTGGTGGTGGAGGAGGCGGTGCTGCTCCTGGAACTGCAGGTCCTGGTGGTTCTGGTGGAGGTGGAACTGGAAGTACAAATGGCGGTGCAGTAACTGCTGGAACAACAAACACTGGCGGCGGTGGCGGTGGGGGAAGTTCTCCTGGTCCATCAACATCTGGTGCCGTAGTTGGTGGTGCTGGCGGTTCTGGTATAGTTATTCTTAAATACACAAAATCAAACGCAAACGCTAATGCCAATGTTTGGGTCTTCAGAACATCAACAACTTGGACTGCTCCAGCTGGAACAACATTGATTGATTATTTGGTGGTTGGTGGTGGCGGCGGTGGCGGCGGCAATTGGGGAGGCGGCGGTGGCGCAGGTGGATTCCGTACTGGAACTGGATATACAGTTACATCAAATACATCTTACACAGTTACAGTGGGCGCTGGTGGATCTGGTGGTAACGGTGGAACATATCCTTCGGCTGGTGACGCCAATGCAAGAGGAGCAAACGGCTCTGTATCTATTTTTGCGCTTACATCAAACTCCTCAGCAAATGTCTCATCTTCTGGCGGAGGGGGAGGAGCAAATGGCAATAATCCTGGATCACCAGGAGCTCCTGGAAATATTGGTTTAGCAGGTGGTTCTGGTGGTGGATCAGGTTGGAGTAACTCAGGTGCTTCTGGAAATGTGCCAGGAACTGCACCATCGCAAGGTAATAATGGGGGAAACGGTGGTCCAGGCGCGCCAAATTATGGTGGCGGCGGTGGCGGTGGTGCTGGTGCAGTTGGCAGTAATGGAATCTCTACGGCTGGTGGAGCAGGTGGAACAGGAACTGCATCATCATTATCTGGCACCTCAGTAACATACGCTGGCGGCGGTGGTGGAGGTTCTCAAAACGGCACAAATGGTGCTGGTGGAGCTGGTGGCGGAGGAGCAGGTGCGCCTTCTCCTTCTAGCACAACTACTGCCGCTTCAGGAACAGCAGGAACAGGCGGTGGCGGCGGCGGCGGTGGATTTACTCCTGGTCCAAATGTTGGCGGAATAGGTGGTGCTGGTGGTTCAGGTATTGTTATTATTAAAGCAGTTTCTGGTGCTAACGCAAACGTAGCAACATTTACATCCTCTGGTTCTTGGACTGCACCTACTGGAGCAACGCAAGTCGAATATCTCGTTGTTGCTGGTGGTGGCGGTGGTGGAGCATGGGTTGGTGGTGGCGGTGGTGCTGGTGGTTTAAGAACAGGAACTAATCTTGCTGTTACTCCTGGACAAACATACACAGTAACTGTTGGTGGCGGCGGAACTGGTTGGAGTTTAGGTCCAAGTGGCAGTTTAACAACAACAGGTACAGTAGGAAGCAACAGTACATTTAATGCAGTTACTTCTATTGGCGGAGGATTTGGTGGTGGATACGGACCAAATAATCCTGCTGCGTCATCAGGAGGTTCTGGTGGCGGCGCTGGTGGTGGTGATGGTTATTCTACCACAGGATCAGCAGGAACTCCAGGACAAGGAAATAGTGGTGGTAATGGAACAGGTCAGCCGCTGTATTGTGGAGGCGGCGGTGGAGGCGCAGGTGCCGCAGGAAGTAATGGTGCATCAAACCAAGGTGGCAATGGTGGCGCAGGATTAAGTTCAACCATCACTGGTGCAGCAGTTACATATGCTGGTGGTGGAGGCGGTGGCAACAATCCAAATCCAGGAGGCAATGCAGGAGCAGGTGGAACTGGCGGTGGTGGCGCAGGTGCTGCTTCAACACCATCTGGTGCAATTGCAACAGCAGGAACAGCAGGACTCGGTGGTGGCGGTGGTGGATCAGGTCAAAGCAGTTCACAACCACAATCTATAGGCGGCAATGGTGGCTCTGGAATCGTCATCCTTCGTTGGTCATAAAATAAATACAAAGAGGTTACATTCATGCCAGTAGTCGTATCAGTAGCACAAGGTGGAACAGGAGCAAATACATCAGCAGCAGCATTGACTGCTCTTGGTGCTGCGCCAACGGCTGCTTATGTACAGGCAAATAATGCATATGCGCAAGCAAACACAAAAGCATCAATCGGACTCGTCATCGCGTTGTCCTAATCGGAGTCAATAATGGCAGAAACATTTAAATTTGTAAACGCAACGCTAACGACAGCAGCGATTACTTCACAAAACCTTTATACTTCCCCAGCACTTACAACTTCGATTGTGTTCATGGGGCAGATTGCAAATAGTGATGGCGCGAATGCTGCAATGTTCTCTGTCACTGCAACTGATGCCAGTGGAGCAAGCACAAAGTATTTGGCAAGAGACATTCCTGTTCCTGCTGATTCTGCAACGACATTCTTGACTGGCAAACTCGTTCTCGAAGCTGGCGATTATATCTCCGCAAATGCAAATTCTAACGCACACATCGATGTTTCACTCAGCATTCTTCAATTGACATGAGTTATCTTTTCCTTGGTAAACGCAATTTGCTAGGCAGTAATGCTGCAAATACAGCAGGCATTTGGCGTGCTGAAGATATTACGCAGATGCGATATTATGATTTTATTAGAGGACCAGTCGCCGCACAAGAAATTATTGTTGAAGTATTCGCTAATACAACTACGTGGACAGCACCAACAGGTGTAAGCGAAGTCGAATATCTTGTTGTCGGTGGTGGAGGTGGTGGTGGGGCTGGACCTTCATCTGGCTATGGTGGAGGTGGCGGCGGTGCTGGTGGATTTAGAACAGGCACTGGATATTCTGTAACTCCTGGCGTATCTTATACAGTAACTGTTGGAGCAGGTGGAAATGGCGTTTCTCCTGCTACTAATGCACTTGGTTCAAATGGATCTTCTTCTGTATTTGGTAATTCTCCAAATGCGATAACATCGGCGGGTGGTGGAGGTGGCGGTGCTGCTGCATCACCACTACACATAGGATTAAGTGGTGGCTCAGGCGGTGGCGGCGGCGGATCAACCACAAGCAACGGTGGTGTCGGAAATACGCCAAGCACATCTCCATCGCAAGGAAACAATGGTGGCACAGGAGCTGCTGGTCCATTAGGTGGAGCTGGTGGTGGAGGTGGCGCAGGAGCAGTTGGCAATAATGGATCATCACCAGGAGTTGGTGGTAATGGCGGTGCTGGATCCTCCTCTACAATTGCTGGTGCTTCTGTAACTTACGCTGGTGGTGGTGCTGGCGGCGCAACATTTGCTGCAGGAGCTAGCACTGGTGGTGCTGGTGGTGGTGGAAATTCTGTTCCTAACGGCACAGCCAATAACGGCACTGCAAGTACAGGTGGTGGTGGAGGTGGTGGTAGCACAAATCCAGGAACAACTTATGCTTCTGGTTCAGGTGGCTCTGGCGTCGTAGTCATCAAATACACAAGACCAAACGCAAATGCTGCTGCCAATGTCTGGGTCTTCAGAACATCAACAACTTGGACTGCTCCAGCCAATACAACTTTAATCGATTATCTTGTAGTTGGTGGCGGAGCTGGTGGAGGATTTTTAGGTGGTGGTGGAGGAGCAGGTGGGTTCAGAACTGGATCTGGATACTCAGTTACACCAGCAACATCATATACAATTACAGTGGGTGCTGGTGGTAATGGTGGATTATATCCATCATCAACTGCTGCATCAAATGGTAGCGTATCTATTATTGCTCTTACAAGCAATGCATCATCAAACGTGTTTTCTTCTGGTGGCGGCGGTGGAGGCAGTCACAATTCTCCAGCTGCAGGTTCGCCGAATCTAGGATTTAATGGTGCATCGGGTGGTGGTGGTGGATCATCTGGTGGTTCTGGTCCAGGCGGAACAGGAAATATACCTGCTGTAAGTCCATCACAAGGAAATAATGGCGGCAATGCAGCTGGAAATGCACCACCTGGATATGGTGGAGGCGGAGGAGGTGGCGGAGGAGCATCAGGTAATACTGGAACTAGTTCTGCAGGTGGAAATGGTGGAATTGGCATAGCATCTACGATGTCTGGTGTTTCTACTTTTTATTCTGGTGGCGGTGGTGGTGGTTCACAGCAAAATACAACACGTGGGGTTGGTGGTGCTGGCGGTGGCGGCGATGGGAATTCTGGAAACCCAGCAACAGTTCCATATGCAGGAAATAATGCAATAACAAACACTGGCGGTGGTGGCGGTGGCGGTGGATGGAATCCTAACACCTATGGCGCGGGTGGTGCTGGCGGATCTGGAATAGTTATCATCAAAGCAATCTCTGGTGCGAATGCAAATCTAGCCACGTTTACTTCTTCAGGTTCATGGACTGCACCAACAGGCGCGACACAGGTTGAATATCTCGTTGTTGCTGGCGGAGGCGGTGGTGGTTGGTTAAGTGCAGGTGGTGGTGGTGCAGGAGGTCTTCGCGTTGGAAGTGGGTTATCTGTAACTGCAGGTCAAACTTATACTGTTACTGTGGGTGCTGGCGGTACTGCAGCAACTGGTTCAACTGGTAGTCCTTATGCAACATCAAGCGGCGGTTCTGGAGGCAACTCAACATTTAGCACAATTACATCTAATGGTGGTGGTGGTGGTGGAGCATATAATTCTGCTGGTCCTGCTTATCAAAATGGAGTTGCTGGTGGTTCTGGTGGCGGTGGCGCCATAGGTGAACCATCTCTCGGTGGGGTTGGAGGCGCAGGAAATACGCCAGCAACTTCTCCGTCGCAAGGAAATGGTGGCGGAACTGCAAATTATAATTCACCAGGTGGAACTTATTCTGGTGGTGGTGGAGGAGGTGCAGGTGCAAATGGAACATCTGCAGCAGCTGCAACTGGCGCTGGTTCTGGTGGTTCAGGAGTATCCTCTACAATCACAGGTATTGCAGTAAATTATGCTGGTGGCGGTGGTGGTGGCTGTCATAATAGTAGCACCAATAACACACTAGGTGGCGTTGGTGGCACTGGAGGCGGTGGTAATGGCGCAGTTGGTCCAGGATTTGTAAGCACTTCAGCCACAACCAATACAGGTGGCGGTGGTGGAGGTGGTGGCTGGAATCCAGGTGGACCTAATTCCAATGGCGCTCAAGGTGGAACTGGTGGCTCAGGTATTGTCATTCTCCGCTGGTCATAAATAGTTTCTTTAATATGTAATTGGGAGTATAATTGTATGACTGACAAAATTTATCGTATGTATGGAATTAATACTGCAGTTGAACTCTTGCGTCCAGGCGCAAAGTGGGAATGGACTGGTGGCGTAGGTTTCTCTCGTTGGGAAGATCCAAGACCAGTTCCTACAAAAGAAGAAGTCGAAGAGACAATGGAAAAGATCAAAGCATTTGAAGATTCCATTAATACAGTATGGACCGAGGAACAAATCAAAGAGATCCGCGGATATGAACAACAAATACAGGATGCTACAACTTGAATATTTTTACATTATTTCCAACAGCAGTCGGTAAGTTTCAATTAGATAGAGAATTAACAAAGCAAGAATTAAAGTTTATTGCTGATGCAGAACGTCGTCCAAATATGGGCAATCAAACAAGCGTAAACAATTACGTCTTGAAAGAAAAGCCTTTAAAGAAACTTGGCGATTTTCTACTTGAGTCAGCAAATAAATACTTGACTGAGATATACAAACCAAGAGATGATGTGAAACTATATATCACTCAATCTTGGTTGAATTATACTGAGAAAGGCGGCTATCATCACAAGCATGCACATCCGAATAGTTTTGTTTCTGGTGTGTTTTATGTAAATGCTGATGTCACCAAAGATAAGATCTTTTTTTATGGTAATGAGCAGTACAAACAAATTAAGTTAGATCCAATCGAATTTAATTTGTATAATTCTGAATCATGGTGGTTAGAGGTAGGTGTGGGAGTATTATATCTTTTCCCATCTTCTTTGACTCACATGGTTGAGACTGTTCAGCATGAGGAAACGAGGATTAGTTTATCCTTCAATACTTTTTTGAAGGGAACTATTGGTAGTAATCACAATTTAACAGAGTTATTGATAGAGGAATAAAAATGGCACACTTTGCAGAATTAGACGCAAATAATGTTGTTTTACGAGTCATCGTTGTAGGAAATGCAGACACATCAGATGCCAGCGGTGTTGAAAAGGAACACATTGGCGCTGCTTTCTGCGAAAAACTATTTGGTGGCACTTGGAAGAAAACATCTTACAACGGTAACATTCGCAAGCGTTATGCTGGCGTTGGCTACACATACAATGCTGATCTAGACGCTTTCGTCCCACCAAAGCCATATGCTTCATGGACTTTGAACAACACCACTGCTGATTGGGAAGCACCAGTCGCAATGCCTGTTGAAGAAGGCAAAATGTTCTCATGGAACGAAGAAACAGGCGCATGGGTTGAAACTCCAGGCATGGTCTAAAATAGGAAGTATTCGTTATGATGTCAATGAACGTGAAAGATTATGTGAAAATCTATGATGATTTTCTTGATAAGAAACTATGTAAAGCAGTTGCCAAGAAGTTAAAGAAAGCTGATTGGCAACTGCATACATTTTATCAAGCAACCACTGGCGAATTTATTAGTTACGATAAAGAACTCTCGATTTCTTATGGTAAAGATCTAGAAGAAACTCAAGAGATTCAGAAGAAAATTTGGTTTGCGATTGAGCAATATGTGATGAAAGATCATGCGCATATGGCTGATTGGTTTAGTGGTTGGAATGGTTATACTCAGGTTCGATATAATCGTTATAACACTGACACGCAAATGAAATTGCACTGTGATCATATTCATAGTATGTTTGACGGAACACGAAAAGGTATTCCGACTCTTTCTATTCTAGGATCGTTAAACGATGATTATGAAGGCGGTGAGTTAGTATTTTGGGAAAGCGAAGCGATTCATCTCAAAGCAGGATCGATTATGATTTTCCCAAGTAACTTTATGTATCCGCATAAGGTTATGCCTGTGACAAAGGGAACAAGATATTCATATGTCTCATGGGCATGGTAAAATACAAGTAGATGGCAGACAAACTTCACGGTCGAGCAATTCAAACTAATTCGATTCCTGTCGATAGAATAGTGCCAGGGACAATTACTCTTGATCAATGCGACGCCACGATTGATAACTATGTCAACGATGGTGGTCGACCTTTTATAAGATCTATTAGTTACTTCGGTTCAAATACAACAGCTGCAACTAGCGGTGGTCAAACTGTTCGATTGACAGGCAGCAATTTCGCAGCGAACATCCAGATTTATGTAAACACTTCTGCTGCCCCTGCAGTCTCCAGAACTAATGCCAATTCCGTTTCCTTTACAACTCCAGGAAACGAAGCAGGAACTTATTTGGTTTATGCTATTAATCCTGATGGAGGATTTGCGATTCTAGTGCCTGGAATTGTTTATGCATAAATAAAGAAAAATCATAGGATTTTCGAATGGCAGACAAATTAGACGGCGGTGCAATTGTAGCCAATACAATTCCTGGCACAAAAATCCAATCTGGCACAATCACAACGACGCAGTTAGATCCTGCAATTGCTGCTGCTGTTACCGTACCATTACATCCTAAAATTTCTTCGATCACTTATCCTGGGAATGATACTGCTGCAAACACAGGCGGCGGTGATTCGATTGTCATCAATGGTTCTGGATTCGGAACTAACGTTCAGGTCTATATCAACGGAACTGCTGCTCCGTCAGTAACTCGCAACAATGCGAATGCAGTCACAATTACAACTGCTGCTCAATCTGCTGGAACTTATCTAGTCTATTTGATCAACACCGATGACGGCGGTACTGCTATTCTTGTTCCTGGTATTCAGTATTCTGGAATGCCAACATGGGTTACAACATCACCACTTACTGGTCAAGAAGCAGCTGTTGCTTGGAGCATTTCACTCTCAGCAACAGGTGATTCACCAATTACTTATGCACTACAAGCAGGAAGCTCGTTACCTGCTGGAATTACATTGGCTGCAAATGGATTAATCAGCGGTACAATGACCTCTCCGCCAGAAAGCGACACAACATATAATTTTACAGTACTTGCAACCGACCCACAATCCCAAGACACACCTAAAGCATTTAGTGTTTCTGTAACTGTTGTTGTTGATCCGCAGTTTCAATACACGACTTTGTTATTACAAGCTGACGGAACAAACAACGGCAACAATCATGCGTTTTTAGATTCTAGCAATAATAATTTCACGATTACTCGAAATGGAAACGCAACTCAAGGTTCGTTCACGCCATTCAGTCCGACTGGGTGGAGTAATTATTTTGATGGAACGGGAGATTATTTGACATGGAGTGGATCCACACTTTCTGGAGATTTTACAGTTGAATGTTGGGTTTTCAAAACTGCTGTAGATGCGAGTGGATACACAAATGTGTTTTCAGGTTCTAATGGCAATCATCAGTTATTCATAGACGCTACAACAGCGGGATCAATAGGGCTCGTAATCGGAGCATCTACAATAATTGCTGGAAGCGGTGTTGCTGTTACTCCTAATATGTGGCATCATTTGGCATGGGTTAGAGAAGGATCTACTTGTCGCGTTTATGTAGACGGAATTCAACAGGGAACTGGATCAAGTTCAACCTCATTTGCATTAGGTGTGATTGGTCGATATTATGAAGGCGGATATGAAATGAATGGATACATTTCTAACGCCCGTATTGTTGCTGGAACTTGTTTATATCCAAGTGGAACTACATTCACACCACCAACATCACCATTGACTGCTGTTTCTAACACCGCATTGTTAACATGCCAGAGCAATCGTTTTCGCGACGCAAGCACCAATAATTTTGCAATCACACGCAATGGCGATGTTTCTGTTCAAACCTTCTCTCCATTCGCAACAACTACTGCATATTCACCAGCAACACATGGCGGGTCAGCATTCTTTGATGGGAGTGGGGATTATCTTGAAACCACTAGTTCTCAAATCATTCCTAGCGGAAACTTTACGATTGAGGCGTGGGCTTACATAACAAACAGTAGTTCCACGCAAACCATCGTTGCACAAGGGACTGGCGTAGGCGATGGCGCACGAACATGGATGGGAATTGAAAACAGCAGCGGTGCAAAGTGGGCTGTTCAAGTAGGTGGGACACAGGCTATCAGCAGCGTTACGCCAGTTTTAAACGCATGGCATTACCTTGCTATGGTTTACAGCGGATCAACCATAAAGATGTACCTAAACGGTACAGAAATAGCCTCAGCCTCTTCAACAACAAACGCATCAAATACGACGCTAAAGATTGGAACTAACTGGGGCGGTTACATTACGACTGGATTTTTATCCAATATCCGTATTTCTAACACCGCAAGAACAATTAGCGCAGTCCCGTCATCGTTGTTGGCGGCAGATGCAAATACAGTTTTTCTTGCCAATTTCACCAACGCACAAATTTATGATGCAGCAGCAGGAGCTGTTCTTGAATGTATTGGCGATGCGAAAGTCAACACAGCGATCAAGAAGTATGGCGCAGGATCAATTACGTTTGATGGAAATGGAGATTATTTGATAACGAATGCGCCTTCTACAGAAACAACCAATCTTGGATCTGGTGACTTTACTGTAGAATTGTGGGTTTACTTTAATGGTGTATCTTCAGTTCAAACATTTGTTGATTGGCGTGATGCATCTACAGTTGCTGCATATCCTCTATTAGTGTTGAACTCAGATGCAACCATACTTTGGTCTCATTCTAACAACACTAGAATTACCAGCTCTCCAATATCAGCAAATACATGGTATCATGTTGCGGTTTGTCGTGCTGGTGGACAAACTAAACTGTTTATTAATGGAACTCAAAGCGGGTCAACATATTCTGATTCTACAACATATCTTACCACTTCTGGTGCACCGAGAATTGGAATCGATAGAAGAGCTGCACCATCTTATTACTTTAATGGTTACATCGATGATCTTCGTATCTCCAAAGGTCTTGCTCGTTATCGATACCCATTCACTCCACCAACACGTGCATTTCCAACAAAGGGTGGAACAGCACCAGCAGCTACTGCTGATGAGTATTTTGACTATACAACACTGTTATTGCCAGGAAACGGAACGAACAATCAAAACAACCATACATTCTTAGATTCTTCGAATAATAATTTTACTATCACAAGAAATGGCAATGCAACTCAAGGAACATTTAGTCCGTTCAGTCAAACTGGATGGAGTAATTACTTTGATGGAAGCGGAGATCGCTTAACTGGAGCATCGCCAATACCAGGGCTTTCGTTTGGAACAGGCGATTTTACTACAGAATATTGGGTATATAAAACAAATTCTGGAGTCAATGCAGTCGTATTTGACGCCAGATCAAGCGCATCAGCTTCTCCTTGGGTATTGGCTATAGACACAAATAATTGCCCTTATTTTTATGATGGAAGCACATATACTTCTAGTTTACCAATACAAATAAATTTTTGGAATCATGTTGCAACAGTAAGAACTTCAAGTACCTTAAAAATATTCGTTAATGGTGTTCAAGGATATTCAGCTTCATATAGTACAAATTTAGACAGAACTGCTGGATTTGTAATTGGCGATACCGTGCACGCAGCTGCTCCTCTATCAGGATATTTGTCGAATTTGCGCATCATTAAGGGCACAGCAATTTATACATCAGAATTTACTCCATCAACGTCACCTTTAACTGCTATATCAAATACTTCCTTATTAACATGCCAATCAAGTCGTTTTATAGATAATAGCGCCAATAATCTAACAATTACTCGAGCTGGTGATGTTTCTGTCCAAGCCTTCTCTCCATTCGCACCAACAGCATCATATGCTGCAGCGAATGTTGGTGGTAGTGGATACTTTGATGGAAGTGGAGACAGACTTTCACTCAGCGGAAATTCTGCATTCGACATTTCCAGCGGTGATTTTACGATAGAGGGATGGATTTATCCTCAAAGTAACGCCGCAACACAAGGTCTTTTTGTGCTGTTTACCGCAACAAACAGCAATTATGCTGGGATGACTTGCTATGTCTCACGCAACACTAATTCAACAATAACAGTCGAGGGGGCTTCGCCGTCTATTGGGGGTGGCTCTCCAGCCATTTCAATTACAACTACCGCAACTGCCTTGCCAAATACTTGGACACACATAGCGGTTACGAGAAGTGGCAGCACCTTCACATGCTGGCTAAATGGTGTTTCTGCTGGAACTGCAACCTTCGCGGGGACTTTGTATTGGTCTCCTCCAAATCTATATGTGGGTTCTGGGAACGATAGCGCAACGAATTACTTTACGGGATACATCAGCAATGTTCGTATTGCAAAAGGCACGGCTGTTTACACGACAACCTTTACTCCCCCTACTGCTCCACTTACTGCCATAAGCAACACTTCGTTCTTACTAAACTTCACCAACGCAGGCATCACTGACGCGACAGCCAAAACTATTTTTGAAACTGTTGGTGATGCAAAGATTAGCACAGCGCAGAGCAAATTTGGTGGATCGTCGATGTATTTCGATGGCACTGGCGATCTTTTGCTTGCGAAAAATAATAATAATTTTGATTTTGGAACAGGAGATTTCACAGTTGAGTTTTGGATAAATGCATCAGCTTCTGGAACATATAATCAAGTTGTTGGAACACAAAATTCTAATGCGGATAATGGTGCATGGAGAGTTGGTAATCGTTTCAATAGCGCAAATGTGCTTTATTTCGCGAGAGGAAATGGATCGAGTTTTGATGAGTTTACTGCAGCAGTAAACGTCAATGACGGCAGCTGGCATCATGTTGCAGTTGCAAGGGCTTCTGGTTCAGTAAGAATATTTGTTGATGGTGTTTTTGCAAACAGCTCAACAATAAGTGGAACTTGCACATCAGGAAATGATTTGCGAATTGGATTTAATCCAAGAGATAGTTCATATGTCACTGGTTATGTTGATGATCTTCGCATCACCAAAGGCATCGCTCGTTACACTCAAAACTTCGCCCTACCAACAACAGCACATTTAACTAGATAAATATCTAAAAACGGATCACTTCAATGACAACAGTTGTATCTACTAAAATCGGCGGAACAAATCTCCAAACTATTGGAACTGCTGGTCAGGCTCTCAAAGTCAATTCAACTGGAACTGGGCTCGAATGGGGTTCGGTTGGTGGAGCAATCAACGTTGCTAACGAAATTACCACTAATAGTTCGGGTTACTATATTCTATTCACGAATGCAGCCTCTGGCAATATCACATCAACCAACGTTGCCACTTCGAAGTTATACTTTAATCCTAGTACTGGTACTGTAAGTGCAACGAATTTCAATTCTCTTTCTGATCTACAAGAAAAAGAAAACGTTGAGACGCTAAAAAATGCAGTAGAAATGCTTGCTAATATTCGTGGCGTTCGTTTCACATGGAAAGAAACAGGCGCACCATCTCTTGGTGTTATTGCTCAAGAATTATTACTAGTTGCACCAGAATTAGTTACACGCAACGAACAAGGTGTTCATACTGTAAACTATGCAGGTCTCAATGCTATTCTTATTGAAGCAATGAAAGATCTTCACTCACAAGTACAATTACTTCGCACTGAAATTGAGAATCTAAAGAATGGCAATTCTACAGGCGGGTAACACAGTAGTTGGCGACGCAGGTAACGGCAATTTCAATGTAGTGTCTGTTACGAGTAATGGGTACATCGAAATCCCAGATACCACGCCATCCGTCAATGCAAATTCGAATTCTTTTATAACTCTCGGTGCTACTGGCGTCACAATTAATAACGCCATGTGGTCTTGGTGGATCAAGCCACTAGTCCTTCGCGACAAAAACGCATCCAATCATTGGACGTATGCTTGCTTCACACAATCTAATGGAGCGGTTGGCGTCTCTATTACCAATCATAATACTGCAAACACAACGCAGTATACAATTACACCAGCAAATACTTTCTCAAAAGACGATCACAATGCCAGCGCAGTTGTAACTGGCAATAACAAAGCCTATATTTTTATTCAGGGTCGTACGGCAAATTCTGCAGTATTAAATACAAAAAATATGTTTTATATTGAATTTAATGAAGGCGAAAGTCCAGCAAATAAAAATCTTGTCAACGTAACTTTCTCGACTGCCCCAACAGCAACGGCATCGTTCTATCCAAACGCATTTAATGCCAACGGAAAGTTTATTTTATTGGGTCGTCAACAAGTTTTAAACACTGCGAATCAATGGCTGGCTGTAACTGGTGATTATCCTGTTGCGAATTTGTCGACGCCAAAAGGATTGTTTAAGTCAATTTACACTTGGCCATATTTTGCAATTAGAAGAAGTTACGAAGATAAAGATATTTTAAATTTTGCTCAGGGCTGGCATCCATACGATTCGACTTCCAATAATAACATTTACTTTGGTAAAATTCTTCGTAACGGAAACACTGCCCCATGGGATGTGTATGCGAATAATGCAGTCATCGGTAATCTAACTGATGGAACTGGATTGCCATTTGACGAAGCAGACTTTGAATTAGTGTTCACCAATTCAGGGGCAAATAATTCTGTTCGTTTGTTTGACGTTCATGACGATGCTGTAGCATTCGGAACATTCAATAAACTTGTTAATATAATTCAATATAAAGTCGCATATAAAACAGGAAATACTTGGTATACAAAAACTGTTTGCACTGGTGGATATCCATTCCACGGTGTTCAAGTTCGTGACTATTATGGCGGCATGGCAATCTCTGAGAGAGACAAATACACTATCACAGTTGCCGCTGAAGTAAACAATCAATGGGATATTCGTGAATACAAGAGCACCGACAGCGGCAATACTTGGATTTTAAACAATAGCACAAGAGCAGACATCTATCAAGTTGCTGGTCGTCCAATGGACGAAGTCTTATCTGAAGATGCACATATCTATAACAGCACAGATCAACTTGGATCATTTAGTTGGTTCGGATCTTATGACGGTTCAGACTTCACCACATTTAGCACGAACGTTGCATCAACAAGATTAGTCGGAACAGGAAGACAAAATCCTACTATCGATGCAAATCAAAAAGGATTTTTCAGCACTGTAAACACACCTTCAAGTGGATATATTGAAGTCAGTTCAGTATCATTATCGCATGGCTATGCAAGCGGTGGACTCACACTCTTACCATTCCCAGCTCAGTCTGATCGTATCGATAAGTTTCCGTTTGCATCAGATACAAATGCAACAACGATAGGTTATTTGTCGCAACAAATTAGAGGTGCAGCTGGCATATCATCAACAACAAATGGATATACTGCTGCTGGTCAGTTTGCTTCACCTGCGATTTTACCTGCAAATCAAACTTCTATTGGTAGAATTGAACGATTCCCATTTGCTGTAGACATTGGCTCAACCTATGTTGGCGAGCTTGTAACAAAAAGAGCTTTCCCTGCTGGTTCAGAATCTTCTACACATGGATATGCAAGCGGTGGTCAGACCAATTTGCCTGCATATCCACCAGTAACTTGGACAGCTGCAATAGAAAAATTTCCATTTGCTGCTGAGTTTGCTGCTGCCACAACTGTGGGTAATTTGACAGTAGTGCGATTTGGTGCTATGGGTCAAAGTTCAAGCACTCACGGTTATGCTTCTGGTGGTGGAACGCCTCCACCTCCTGCTCTCGTCAATGTCGCAACAATTGATAAATTTCCATTTGCGACGGATACAAATGCAACATTTGTTGGAGATTTGACTGAAGCGAGACGTGTTGGTGCTGGCACACAATCAACCACTCATGGGTATGCTTCTGGTGGTGGACACCCCGCAACTCCTACATTATACTCAAATGTCATTGACAGATTTCCATTCTCTAGCGACACAAATGCATCAGATGTGGGTGATCTAACTCAGGCTAGAAGAACAACTGGTACAGGTTCTTCTTCAACAACTCATGGGTATACAGCTGGTGGCTCAGATTCACCAACTTATGGAAATGTTATAGATAAGTTTTTATTTGCTGCAAGCGCGAATGCCACAGATGTTGGTGATTTAACTCAAGCAAGAATTGACCCTGCAGGTTCACAAGGCTAATGGCAATTACAATCAATAATATAACCGTTATCGATGATAGTTCAAATGCAAATTTGACGCAAGTGTCAATATCATCTTTAGGATATATGATCGCTGGTGCTGCGAATACAACACCACCGCATGCAGGAACATTATATGGATATGCTTCTGCTGGAATTTATCCACTCAGATCTCCGCCGCCAGTATACAATCAAACAATTGAAAGATTTCCGTTTGCTACAGATACAAATGCAACATCAATTGCAAGCGCGCAATTAAAAAGAAGAAGAGGTGGGTCTTGTTCTTCAGAATTAGCAGGTTATGCAGTTAGTGGGGACTCTACAACAGAATCTAGCCCACTCCCACCTCAAATGGGTTTAGCATATTACTTTAATATTGAAAAATTTAATTTTGCCACTGAAGCGCCATCAGCTGGCGTTGGTAATCTACAATTTGTTCGAGTCAATGGCGGTGTAGGTGTTGCATCGCCAACTCATGGATATGTTGGTGGGATGAAAATATATAATGAAGTCCCTGTCGACATTGAAAGATTTTCTTTTGCAAATGAAGCAGAAACAGCAATTATTGGTGGTATGACATATTATCGTCAGGGTCCATGTGAAGCAGCATCTTTAACTGATGGATACATTATGAATGGAACATTGTTAGGTTCTGGTCCACCAGCAACTATCTTGACAAATATAATTGAAAAGTATCGTTTTTCATCCGAAACAGATTCAGCTTTGGTTGGAGAAACAACACGCGCAAGATGGCTTGTGATTGGAGCGTCTTCACCAACACATGGTTATGCAATGGGCGGGGTTGCAAATACTCCTGTTGTACGATATAGAACAATTGACAAAATGTCATTTGCAGCTGAGGGAACGTCAACTTATGTTGGTGATCTTTCATCAAATAACGCAAGTGCATGTTCATCATCTAGCGCAACGCATGGATATATGCTTGGCGGCGCAACGAGCAATAATCCTCCAGCACCAGTGACAGCGACAAATGCAATTGATAAATTTCCTTTTGCTACTGATTCCAATGCTACTGATATTGGGGATTTGACAGAACCTAAATTCCAATCTAATGGGTTTATAAATTGATTTTTAGTTGACTTTTTGTTATAATATAGTTTTTGGGTAAATAATGAACAAATTATTCTTCTGTGGCGGATTGCCTCGCACTGGTTCTACAGTGCTTATGAATATCCTGCAGCAAAATCCAAGAATATTTACAACAGGCACTTGTGCTTTGCCCGATCTCTTGCATCAGCAAGTTTTAATCAAGTCTCGTTATCGCGAGCAATTTCAAGCAATGAGTTTGGAGCAAGCCGATAAAGCCATGTACGGATTAATTCATGGAGCAACGAAGGGATGGTTTGAAGCACTTACCAACAAACCTGTCGTAATATCCAAGAATCGTTCTTGGTCAAATCTATTTCATTTATATCCAGATAGCAAGTATATTTGCATGGTTCGTGATCTTAGAGATATTATTGAGAGTTTCGAGAAAATAAATCAACGAACTCTTGCTCTTCATTCTTTTGCCGACGATAATGCTCTTGTTCCTGCCATGTCTGAGTCTGAGAAGTTTGGGTATTATTTTAAATCATTAAATGTTTTGTCTGATGCATTAGCGAACGATGTTACTAGAATGATGGATGTATTCAAGAAAAATCCATCTAAAGTTTTGTTTATTCGATTTGAAGATTTTACAAAAGATCCAATCTATATTCTTAAGAAAGTCTACAATCATATAGGCGAAGAATATTATTCACATGATTTAGAAAATATCAGTCAATCAGTTTTGTTCGAACATGATCATGCATATTTTAAAGAACGTGCTGATCATCAAACTGCTCCATCTTTTCAATATTATAAAGAACCACAGAGAACATTTTCTACTCGCTTTCAACAGGAAGTTTTAAACAATTATAAATGGTTTTACGAAGGGTTTTATCCAGATGCATCCTAATCAACACAATATTTTTTCTGTTCCTATTTGGGGATATATAATTAATAGCGAGAAATATCACTCGAGCGATTATCTAGATTTAATTTCACATCTAGAAGAAACAGAGCCATCTAAAAAGAAAAGTAATTTTGGTGGGTGGCAATCTAGAAGTGATCTTCATAAAGAAGGATTGTTCCAAGAGTTTAAAAAGGTTATATTAATTCTTGCAAATGATATTGCTAAATCGCAAGACCTACCAGAATTACATTTAATCAGTATGTGGGCGAACATAAATTACAAACATTCATTTAACGCAGCGCATACACACGAAGGAATATTATCTGGTGTGTTTTATTTGAAGACTCCACCCAACTGCGGCAAATTAATACTCGAGAGCCCAGCAGTAAGAGCCGATACTAGTCCATATAAAATTAGAAATTATCCAGTTGAACCAAGCCCATTAAGTTGTATTATATTTCCAAGTTGGCTTTCGCATTATGTTGAACCAAATATGAGTGATGAGAAGAGAATTAGTTTGAGTTTTAATTTTGATATTAAGAGAGAAATATCATGAGTGTAAAAGAGCATTTCGATAATAACGGATTTGTAATCCTATCTAATGTCTTGCCAAAAGAAAATTGTGAACAATTAGTCACTTACATGTTTGATCTTCTCAAGCAGGGTAAACTTGTGAAAGACGAGCAATGCCCACTGAGTGACTCTGTTTATGGAGATCCCACATTCGATGAACTATTGCAAAGATTTGCCAAGCCGATTGGTGATCATCTAGGCAAAACTCTTCTCCCAACATATACCTATGCTCGAATCTATCGAACTGGCGAGGTACTGAAAAAACATAAAGATCGTCCAGCCTGTGAGATTAGCGCGACCATGACGCTTGGATTCGACGCTAAACATCTTTGGAAGATCTTCTTTGATGAAGAAAAAGAGATTCCAGTCGATCTTGATATTGGAGAGATGGCAGTTTATGCTGGATGCGATATCTTACATTGGCGTCCAGCGTTTAAAGGTAACTGGCACATTCAAGTATTCTTTCATTATGTTGATGCGAATGGTCCATATGCATCTCATGCAAAAGATGGTCGTGAGAAGTTTGGTGTAGATAAAGTCAAAAATGTTCTTCCCAAAACAGAGAAGCAAGACTTTAAGTTTCCAAAACCGATATTCAATACCATTATTATTCCGAGCACTTTAGATAATACTTTTCCTGGATATTATCCGATCAACAGTCAAAACATTCCAGAGTTAAAGTTTACTGATAAAGAATGCGATACGATACTTAAAATGCTCAACGATGCATATCCATCGACAGCAGGTGTTGGTGGATCGAAAGAAAATAGTCGTATTTCTAGAGGTATTCGCTCAGCCAATATCTATATCCTAGAAAACGACGAAGAAAACCATTGGATCTTTCAGAAAGTCGCAAACATTGTATCGTTTGCGAATGAACATCATTTTCAATACGATTTAACTGGAATCACTCATGGAATTCAGTTAATTGAATATTCCTCTGACTTCGACGTTAAGGGTCATTACGATTGGCACGTTGATGCTGGAAATGGTGAGCCAGTGACTCGAAAGATCTCTTTCACGGCTCAATTAAGCGATCCCAGTGAATATGAGGGGTGCGAGTTAGTTATAAATAATCATGGAACAGAAGTCGTTGCAACCAAAGAGAGAGGTTCGGTTCATTTGTTCCCAAGTTATATGACGCATAAAGTGACTCCGATTACGAAAGGAAATCGTTATGCATTAGTCATTTGGATTCATGGATCTAGGAGATTTAGATGAGTGAGAATGAAGCGAAAGATAAAGAATTAGCCATTTTTGAGGAAATTCGCAAGGATTTGGCGCTATCCTCAGAACTCAAAGTCCCAATGAGTTATGTTTTTGGGCGAGGTACTGTAAAGGCAATACAAAGTTTCGGTAACACTTCGTTGCTTGTCAACTCTACGAAAGTCGATAAGGCGATTCAAAACGTCGAAGAGTTGCAAAGCATTTGGAATCATAGTCACTCTCAGTGGTCTTGGAAGCATCTAAATCTCAGTTATCATGCACCATATAAGAATATGCGTCAGATTGCTGCTGAGATGGCTAAAAAGAAAGCCGCATTGAACGAAGCCAAATGGCGCCATGTTGAGGTTGAGATTAAGATTCGTAAAATTGAAGAAGAACTTCAAAAAGAGGGTCTCGATTATTGGCGCGAAGTAGAATTAAAAGTTAAACTCACGAAACTTAAAGAGGGTTTGGCTGAAGGTATGAGTTACGTTGAAGGAGCAATGAAAGACGTTCTTACGTTGAATGCTCTTTACGAAGAATTAAAAGAGAAGGTTTCTGGTTTCACTGAACATGATATTGAGAAAGAAGAAACAAAGAGTCACCTAAAACGTTCAATTGTACAATGCATTCGTGATGTTCGTCAGTTTGGTAGTATTTCGAAAGGTGAACAAGAATACGTCGAACAGATTGGTGTGAATCCAATGAAGTTGCAGGCAGTTCTTCGAGCCTATGTTGAAAATGAAGCCAAACAACAAACATGGGACGTAAGCGGATTGTACGAATTTGTTGATAAGTTGGTTGACGAATTGGCTGATGTTTATAAAGTTGACGTTGCTAGAATGAAACTACAAGGATTCAGCAGCGAACCAATTGAGGAATTTTCTTATTCAAATAAGGTAGCATTGCTCGAAAAGAAAGAGGAAGAATAAATGCCTGTTGCAGAATACAAGTTACATAAACAAGGTCATCGTCGCCTAGTGCCAGAGTTTATCGACGATCGCGGTCACTGGTTTAACCCAAGTGATCACACCTATATTGGCTGGATTGAAGAAAATCCAGATCACTATGTGCCAGATACAATTAACTATCTTACAAAAGAGCAATTTGTTACTCGAGCACTTGCAATACATGCTGCCAGCCCAATGCATGGCGATGATGGTGAGTCTCCAGTCGGTGGTGCTCAACTTACAAGTGAACAGGTGCAAACAGCTGCAGAATCATGGTATGATGGATTTGTAGCAAAAAATACAGCTGGTTAAAATGGAAATTATTCTTGCTCAAAAAATATCTGAATTGGATAAGAGTGAATTGATCAATCTGCTTATGAAGTTGCAAATGAACGAGCCAGAAGCATTTAAAGCACTTCAAGAAGCAGTAGACGATCTATGATCCGTGTTCAAAAAGATAGAATACAATTTGACGATTATACTCTTTATGCTACTCCCACTGGATTTTCCTTTGACGGGAGAATAGTTGCATCAAACTTTATAAATCTTTTTCAAGGGACAATATCTGGTTATGCGAGCAGTGGATACAATGGTGGCGCATTAGCAACTATTGATAAATTTCCATTCGCAACTGATGCGAACGCAACTCCAGTTGGCAATTTAAGCCAAGCAAGATTTTTTGGTGCATCGCAATCTTCAAAAACACATGGCTATCATTCTGCAGGTTATAATGGGAGTAACGTTAACACCATTGATAGATTTCCGTTTGCTGTAGATGCAAATGCAACAGATATTTCTGATACTACAACTTCAGTTAGATCTCATTCAGGTCAATCCTCTACAACACACGGTTATAGTAGCGGTGGATTAACTTCGGTTGATTCTAATGTTATTGACAAATTTCCATTTAGCGTAAATCAAAACGCAACTGATGTTGGCGATTTAACTCAAGCAAGATTTGGCGTCGCTGGACATAATTCTAGCGTCAGTGGATATGTTTCTGGTGGATTAACATATCCTCCATATACTAGTAGAGACACTATCGATAAATTTCCCTTTGCCACTGACACAAATGCAGTAGATGTAGGAAACTTATCTCAAGCAAGATACTATCCAGGAGGCGTTTCTTCTGCAACAAATGGATATACTGTTGGCGGAAATTTATTTAATGGCACCCCACCAAGCGCGAGTGTTAATATCATAGATAAATGGCCATTTGCTGCCGATACAAATGCAACTTCTATTGGAACTTTGTCTCTTCAAAGATCTGGGCTTGCTGGTTCTTCATCAACAACTAATGGATATTCCACAGGCGGTCATTACGTTCCTTCGTGGCCAGGTGGCTACAGTAATGTTATCGATAAATTTCCGTTTTTTACAGATGCAAATGCAACTGATATTGGTGATTTGACTCAAGCGAGACAAAGCGTGGGGCATCAAGTATGACCATTCGCATTTACGACAATAGAATTGATTTCGGCAACTATAGTTTATCAGTTGACAACATTGGAATTTCTGTCAAATCATCTTATTCAAATTCCATGGGAACGTTGACCGCCACTTCAATCGAAGCATTAAACTATCCATTCCAAGGAACTGTGGCAGGATATACGAGTGGAGGATGGCTTCCTCCTGGATCTAACGTTATTGACAAATTTTCTTTTGTGTTTGCATTGTCTAATGCAACTGACGTTGGAGATTTAACTCAAGCCAGATGTTTGTTGGCGTCTCAATCATCAGCAACCTATGGTTATTCAACAGGTGGATATCTGGGACCACCATTTAGTAATGTAATTGACAAATTCCCATTTGCAATACACAGTAATGCAACAGATGTTGGTGATTTGACACAAGGTCGATATGGTCCAGTTGGTCAATCTTCAAATACTGCAGGATATAGCAGCGGTGGCATCACACCGCCAACTAGAGCAACGATCGACAAATTTCCATTTGCTGTTGATTTAAACGCCACCTCTGTTGGAAGTTTATCTCAAGCAAGATATTATTCAACTGGACATTCATCAACTACTCATGGATATACTGCTGGCGGAACCAGTTCAAATGTCATTGACAAATTTCCATTCGCATCGGACGCAAATGCAACAGATATTGGAGATATCTTATCTGCTTCTGCATATCAAATCGCCTCAGGCATTTCTTCTCAACATCATGGTTATGTGACTGGTGGTGGTTGGCCAGGAACTGTTAGCAATGTGATTCAAAGGTTTTCATTTATCACAAATCAAAATTCTTCTGATATTGCTGATTTGACTCAAGGTAGGTACGGTGCAGCTGGAACTTCTAGTACAACTCATGGTTTCACTGCAGGTGGTGCTGTTGCGCCATATACGGTTCAGAACACTATTGATAAGTTTCCATTTTCTGCCAGCGACGGTGCATATCTTTGCGTTGATCTTGGCGATCTTACTCAATCTCGTGGATATATGAGTGGACAACAAGACTAATGGCTATTAAAGTTTACAATAATAAAATTATGATCGGATCATACACGATTCAAGAAGGTTCAGGCGGGCTCGTGTTTGATGGATCGATCAAAGCAGAATCATTACTGCGTGAAGGATCATTTCAAGGATCGGTGGCAGGATTTGCTTCTGGTGGATACATAATGCCAGGTGGATCATCAAATGTTATTGACAAATATCCTTTTGCTACTTCTACTTCAAATGCAACAGATCATGGAGACTTAACTCAAGGTAGATATGGCGCAACGTCTCAATCTTCTGATTTGCATGGATATACTTCTGGTGGTGCAACTGGTGGACCTTCAACAAATACAATAGATAAATTTGCATTTGCATATGCAGGTAATGCTTCAGATGTTGGTGATTTGAGCGAGGTTGTGTACACTAGTGGTGGCAGTTCATCTAAACAATTCGGATTAGGATTTGGTGCTGGCAGCGTTTACCCAACATCAAGCAATATTATACAAAAAATTCCCTTTTCTGTGGATAGTTTTTCATTTGATATTGGGGATTTAAGCGTAGCTCGTGGATTTGCTGCTGGTCAATCATCAACAACTCATGCATATAACTCAGGTGGGGAACCTACTAGTGGCGCAACAGCATTGAATGTTATCGATAAATTTCCAATGGCTGCTACAAGTTATGCATTAGCGTCTGATGTTGGTGATCTAGCCAGCGCATCTACTCGACACACTGGACAATCTTCCACCACTCATGGTTATTCTAGTGGTGGTGGAACTTGGCCACCTGGAACCTCAGGGGCAACAATTCAAAAATTTTTATTTGCGTCTGATTCGAATGCTACTAGCGTAGGGAGTTTAACTGCAGCTAGATGGACTGGATCTGGATCATCTTCAACTGTTGAGGGATACACTAATGGAGGAAATGCGCCACCCTCCTACACAAACGTCTCCACTATTGATAAATTTCCATTCTCAACTGATTTTAATGCAGTTAGCGTGGGGTCGCTTACAGTTGCAAGAGGATTAGGCTCTGGTGGATTCCAAATTTAAATAGGGCATAACCTAAATATAGAATAAAAACTGAGGTCTCAAATGGCATCTCCATCAACTCGCGAACAACTTAAAGATTACGCTCTTCGTAAACTTGGATTTCCAGTTATCGACATTAATGTCGACGACGATCAATTGGAAGATCGCATTGACGATGCTTTACAAAAGTATCGTGACTATCACTACGATGGAACAGAAGAAATATATCTTGCGACTCAGTTAACTGCAAATAATCTTGCTAACGGCTACGTCGACGTCTCCGATAATATCGTCGGAATTACTCGAATTATGCCTATCACTGGCGATAGCGTCAGTTCTCAAAATGGTCAAGGATTTAACATCTTTGATATCAATTATCAGCTTCGCCTCAATGACTTCTACAGTTTAACTGCATCAAGTTACACTTACTATTACATCGCTCGCACGCATCTTGCGATGCTTGATATGATCGTGACTGGAGAAGTTCCATTTAGATATAACAAAACTGTGAATCGCGTGACAATCTACATGGACTGGAATGCAAGATTATCTGAGAATGATTATATTGTGATGCAAGCACAAAGAATTATCGATCCGACAGTTTATACAAAAATTTATAATGATTCTTGGGTAAAAGAATATACAGCTGCACTCTTCAAGAAACAATGGGGTGCAAATTTAAGTAAGTATGCAAACTATGCACTTCCTGGTGGTTTGGTCGTCAATGGAGAAGCAATTCTCAGAGATGCAACACAAGAAGTTGAATTGCTCGAGCAGAAACTTCGAGACATTTATGAATATCCACCAATGATGATTGTGGGATAAAAATGGGCACATCAGTATACTTTAACAATCAAGATGCAACTCGTGAGCAGTTCCTCATTGAGGACATGATCATTGAGTCAATCAAGAATCATGGAATTGATGTTTATTATATCCCAAGAGAATCTCAATCTGAACTTGATGATTTATTTGGCGATGATCCAGTCAAATCATTTTCAACAGCCTACTCATTAGAGATGTATCTCGAGTCATTTCAAGACTTCGAAGGCAATCAAGAATTTTTCTCTAAGTTTGGTTTGCAAATTCAAAAAGAAGCTCGAGTTGCTGTGGCTCGTAGAACATTTGAAAGAAATGTTCCAACCGCAGTTCGCAATGTCCCAAAAGAAGGTGATTTGATTTATCTTCGTGTTCAAAAGAAGTTACTTGAAATCAGATTTGTTGAAGAAGAAAAAAACTTCTTCCAAGCAGGTAAACAAGCACCGTATATGTACGGACTAAATCTCGAAGTCTTTAGATATAATGGCGAACGACTTACAACTGGAATTGAAGAAATTGACAACGTTGCAGACAGTCGCGCCTTCGGTATTGAGTATACAATGCAGGCAGGTGGATTTGGAACTTATCTTGAGCACGAGATTGTTTATCAAGGACTCACTCTTGAAACAGCAACTGCGAAAGCGTATGTTTCAAGTTGGGATCGTCCAACTGGAAAGTTAACTCTTAGAAATATCAAAGGATCATTTGCTGCAAACTCAATTGTAAGAAGCACTACATCAGGCGCAGCTTGGTTTCTTGCAAGTGGAAATCCACAAGAGAACAAACCAGATCTGTTTGATAACAACGTTCTCATTGAAACAGAAGCAGATAACATTCTTGATTGGACTGAAACAAATCCATTCGGAACTACAGACGAGAATTTCTGATGTTATCAAATCAACATTTTTATCACAGAATTACTCGAAAGATGGTCGTCGCATTCGGCACCATGTTCAATAATTTAAGATTACATCGTTATAATTTAGCAGGTACAACTGAAATTGAAAGAATTACAGTGCCGTTAAATTATGTCACTAAAGAAAAGTTTTATCAGCGCATCACTCAAGATCCAAAACTCGAAAAAGAAGTTCAAATCACTTTGCCTAGAATGTCATTTGAATTGAGTTCTATTGCATATGATCCTTCTCGTAAAATTTCTCCATACATTCGACAATTTGGTGCATTAGATGATACGTCACTTAAAACTGTTACGATGGCACCATACAATTTTAACTTTCAATTGTACATCTATGTTCGCAATACAGAAGATGGAACGCAATTGATTGAACAAATTCTACCATATTTTAATCCTGATTACACAATGACATTAAATTTGGTAGACATTGGCAATCCAGTAGACGTTCCACTAATACTTCAAAGTGTTGATTATAATTCTAGTGGTTCTGATGGTCCACCACAAGAATTACGAATATTACAATGGAGTCTTGGATTCCAGATGCGTGGATATTTGTATGGACCAGAAAGTAACGTGAGAGTCATTCGTCAATCAACAGCAAATACATTCCAATTTAATACAAGCAATACAGGTCCACAAGCATTCTTAATGTCAAGTGGAACTGGAGATTATCAAGCAGGTGAGTTGGTATTTCAAGGAAGAAATATTGACGGTGCATCTGCCAGTGGATTTGTCTCTTCATGGGATACTGTCGCAAATACATTGATTGTGAATGATATTTCTGGATCATTTGATGTGAATACAAGAGTAACTGGAGCTGTAACAAATACATCATATGTCTTATCAAGTTATAGATCTGCTGCAGATTATCAGTTAAATAGCATTACAGTCACACCAGACCCAAACACAGCAAATGCAAATACTGCATTTGGATTTGACATAGCAATAGAAAGTGCACCTAACATTTCATAATTTATGAGCGAAACAGATAAAAACCTAGCAGAAATTCTAAACACTGATTATGTACCTGTTGTAAAAGAAGACAAGCCCATAACAGTTCATCAAGATTCTTCTGAAAATCCAGACGCGAATTATTCTCGTGCAAATTATTACAACCTCATTGAAAAAGGCAACGAAGCCCTTGACGGTATTCTTGAAGTTGCTCGAGAATCACAACACCCAAGAGCATATGAAGTTGCTGCAAATATGATCAAGAATCTCTCTGATGTCACAGAGAAACTCATGATTCTTCAGAAACAACAACATGATTTAAAACCAAAAGAAGCAACACAAACAAATATTAATGTTGATAAAGCAGTTTTTGTTGGATCTACAACTGAGTTGCTAAAGAAATTAAAGAATGAATCTGCCAGCTAAAATTAAAAATTATCTTGGTAATCCCAATTTAAAACGAGTCAATATGCCAGTATCACTTACGGAGGATGAAGTCCGTGAGTTTTTGCGTTGCTCAGAAGATCCGATTTATTTTATCGAGCGTTATGTGAAGATCATTACACTTGATAAAGGTTTTGTGAATATCTCATTGTATCCGTTTCAGAAAGAAGCCATTGCAGATATTAACGAAAATCGTCGTGTAATATTAAAAGCAGGACGTCAGCTTGGCAAAACAACCATGGTTGTTGGATATATTCTTTGGTACATCTTGTTCAATCAAGATAAACTTGTCGCAATTCTAGCAAACAAAGCACCAACAGCGCGTGAAATTTTAAGTCGCATCAAGATTGCATATGAAGCATTACCACTTTGGATTCAACAAGGCGTTAAAGTTTGGAACAAGGGTGACATTGAACTTGAGAATAACTGCCGTGTGATGGCAACGTCTACTGCCTCAAGCGCAATTCGTGGTTACTCTATTTCGCTTCTATATCTTGACGAATTTGCATTCGTTCCAAGTAACATTGCTGAAGAATTCTTCACCTCTGTATATCCTACGATTTCTTCTGGTCAGTCCTCTAAGATTCTAATCTCTTCAACTCCGAATGGAATGAATCACTTTTATAAAATGTGGACAGAAGCAACAGAAGGTCACAATGGGTTCATGCATATTGAAGCCAATTGGAGACAGGTTCCAGGTCGAGATCAAAGATGGGCGGATGAGCAGCGGCGAGTTCTTGGTGATCAAAAATACTATCAAGAAGTTGAATGTGAATTTATGGGTTCTTCTGGAACTCTTATCTCAGCAGCAGGGCTTAAAAGTCTTGCATTTGTGACACCATTAAGCAAAACAGAAAGCGGAATTTCGATTTATCATCAACCAGTAACTGGAAGAAATTACATCATTGTGGCTGATACATCTCGAGGTAAGGGTTTAGACTACTCGGCTTTCGTTGTGGTAGATATATCGAAGATTCCATATACTCTGGTCGCGACCTATAAAGATAATAACATCAGCCCTCTTGTTTATCCGAGTATTATTAAGAGAATGGCTGAGTATTATAACGGTGCCTATGTTCTCGTCGAGATCAACGATAATGGTCAGCAAGTTGTCGACTCTTTATTCGAAGATTATGAGTATGAAAACATTCTTTCGACGGTCGAAATTAAAAATAGAATGAGTCTTACATGGGGATATGGTAAGAAGTCTGATCGAGGTATTCGAACAACTAAATCCGTTAAACGTCTCGGATGCTCGGTTTTGAAGAATCTGATTGAATCTCAACAAATTTTGATTCAAGATTTCGAAACAATCTCGGAGTTATCGACTTTTATTGCTCGAGGAACAAGTTTCGAGGCTGAAGAAGGAAGTCATGATGATCTGGTGATGTGTTTGGTCTTATTCTCTTGGTGTACAAGTCAAAACTTCTTCTCCGAACTCAGCGACACAAATATTAAGAAGCATCTCCACGAAGAACAGATGCGACAAATCGAAAATGAGATGCTTCCGCTACCTTTGACGAATGTCGCCGACGAGAAAAGCGATTCTTTTGTACACGATGGAGCTGTTTGGAACATTGTTCAGAACGAAAAATGGGGTGTTCATTAAAATTCTACAAATCCTCTTTTTACTAAATAATTTCGTAGATTTTCTTAATTCTCCATGCATAGGAGCATAAACATGGCTTTTCAATTATCTCCTGGTGTTGTTACTTCTGAAATTGACTTAACAACCGTCGTTCCATCAACTGGAACAACAACTGGCGCCTTCGCAGGAATTTTTCAATGGGGTCCAGCCGAGATTGCAAGACAGGTTGAAAATGAAGTTCGACTTGTAGAAGTTTTTGGTAAACCAGACAACAATACCGCAGTTTCATTCTTTACTTGTGCAAACTTTTTGACCTATGGCAACGACCTTCGTGTTGTTCGCGCAGTAAACGGCTCAAACACAAGAACTGCAACATCATCAGGAAACACTTCATTCTTGATTAAGAATGAAGATGAATACTTCACCTCTTACTATTCTTCAAACACTGCAGCTTCTGGTGCATGGGCAGCAAGATACGCTGGTGCACTTGGCGACTCTCTTAAGGTTAGCGTTTGGGCAAACACTGACGCAACTGCATTCAACTCTTGGACATATAAGAACTATTTCGATTCTGCTCCAGGCACCTCAGCATTCGTATCAAACGTAAGCGGTGCGAATGACGAATTGCATATCGTAGTTGTCGATGAAGACGGATTGTTCACAGGAACCTCAGGTACGGTTCTAGAAACCTATCCATTCCTATCAAAAGCATCTGATGCAAAAGATAGCGTCGGCAATTCAAATTATTACAAAGATGTTCTTTGGAGAAAGTCAAAGTACGTCTACTGGATGGATCATCCAGACGCAGCAAACACCTCAGCAACTTGGGGTACTGTTTCTGCTGGCAAGACATTTGCTCAACTCGCTAACGTCACAGCAATTCACACTGTGTCACTCAGCGGTGGTGCTGATGGATTCCCAGTAGCAGCAAATGTTCAAACAGGATATAGCAAGTTTATCGACTCTGATCAGATCGATGTATCGCTTGTTATGACTGGAGACGCAAATGCTCAAGTCCAGCTCTATGCAATCAACAGCGTTGCTGAAGTTCGTAAGGACTGCGTTGTATTCGTATCACCAACTCTTGCTAATGTAACATCGTCAACACCAACTGACGACGTTGTCAACTATCGTAAGAATGCTCTTTCAAACGTCAGCTCTTCATACGCAGTGATGGATAGCGGTTGGAAATATCAATACGACAAGTACAACGACAAGTATCGTTGGATTCCACTTAATGGTGACGTTGCTGGTCTCTGTGTTCGCACAGACCTTGAAAGAGATGCATGGTATTCACCAGCTGGCGCATCACGTGGTCAAATCAAGAACGTAATTAAACTTGCATATTATCCAGTGAAGACCGACAGAGATACGCTCTATAAGAACGGCGTCAATCCTGTTGTATCGTTTGCTGGTGAGGGTACTCTACTATTCGGCGATAAGACATTGCTATCGAAGCCAAGTGCATTTGATCGCATCAATGTTCGCAGATTGTTTATTACTCTCGAGAAAGCAATTGCACGTGCTGCGAAGGCACAACTCTTCGAATTTAACGACGAGTTTACAAGATCGCAGTTCGTATCAATTGTTGAACCATTTTTGAGAACGGTGAAGGGTCGTCGTGGAATCACAGACTTCAAGGTTGTCTGTAACTCAACAAACAATACATCGGATGTGATCGATCGCAATGAGTTTATTGGTGACATTTATGTTAAGCCAAATCGTAGCATCAATTTCATTCAACTAAACTTTGTTGCAGTTCGCAGTGGTGTGTCGTTTGATGAAGTCGTTGGTAGATTCTAATAAATAATCTAAAGTCAGGAGAACGCAATGCCTTTCAATATTACAGACTTTAAAGGAAATTTTCCTTTCGACGGCGCACGCCCAAATCTGTTTGAAGTCAATATTCCAGTCTTTGATCAAAAACTTACTTTTACTGCAAAAACTGCACAGCTTCCAGGCTCAACAGTAGGAACGATTGAAATTCCTTATTTTGGTAGAACTGTAAAGGTTGCTGGAAACAGAACATTCCCTGAATGGAGTGTAACAGTGATCAATGATGAAGACTTTGTTATTCGCAATCAGTTGGAAGAATGGATGGCAAGAATTAACGGTCACGAAAGTAATCTTGCTGAAGCATTCTATAGCCAATATACATTTGATGCTGAAGTTTATCAGTATGGTAAACAAGGAAACATTATCAAGTCATATACTTTCATTGATATGTTCCCAACAGATATTTCACCAATCGATGTCAGCTGGGATGCAAATGATGCAATCGAAGAATACGCAGTAACGTTCCAATATCAGTATTGGAATTCTGCAGAAGTCTTTGTTGGATAATTGAATCAAATATGAGCAGCCTTAATGACCTTTTAAGGAAGATCAATAATATCACGCGTGGTGTGAATAACATCACAAGAATAGCGTCGAGTTTTAATGCTAGCACTCGCGCTGTTCGAACTTTGAGAGATCAATTTCGTGGCAAGAAAAATCCGCGACCATCATCGCAGTTCACTGGATCAACATCAAATCCACAAGCCAAACCTCTCGGTCTCACACCTGTGAGTAAACCAGCTGGTGGAAGAAATACGAATGCTCGACCAGTGAGACCTGCTGCACCAGCAAAATTTGGGTCTAAGATCAGATAATTTTTTATGTTTAATTGATTTTGTTATAATCGGAGTAAAATATGGCAGGTATTAATTTATTTGGCTTTGAACTTGTACGCAAAAAGCCAGAAACAGATATTCAACCACAAATCACTGCACCTATTGCTGACGATGGTGCTATTGAAGTCAGCGCAGGTGGGTATTTTGGTACATATCTAGACCTTGAAGCCAGTTTTAAGAATGAAGCTGACCTTGTTTCTCGCTATCGAGAAATGTCACTCCAACCAGAACTCGAATCTGCAATCGATGAAATTGTGAACGAAGCAATTGTTCACGATGAGTCAGGCAAATCAGTTACAATCATTCTTGATGATCTTGAACAGCCTGAAGAAATCAAAGAAGCCATCCGTGACGAATTTAAGAATGTCTTGAAACTTCTTAACTTCTCTAATGACGGATCTGGTCTCTTTAGAGATTGGTATATTGATGGAAGATTATTCTTTCAAGTCCTTGTTGATCGGGCTCAACCACAACTTGGCATTCAAGAATTAGTTTATATCGATCCAAGAAAGATTAAAAAAGTTCGCACAGTCGAAAAGAAAAAAGATCCACGAACTGGTGCTGATCTAATTTCTGGTGTTCAAGAGTTCTATGTGTTCAATGATAAGGCAACTGTTCAAGGAACACAATCAGTCAGTACTCTTGGTGATGCATCTCTTAAGATCGCAGTTGATGCGATTGTCAATATTAACTCTGGACTTCTTGATCCAAAACGTCAAATGGTTTTGTCATATTTGCACAAAGCCATTAAGCCACTCAATCAGTTGCGCATGGTTGAAGATGCTGTTGTAATTTATCGCCTATCACGTGCACCAGAACGTCGTGTGTTCTATATTGACGTTGGTAACATGCCACGCATCAAGGCAGATCAATATCTTCGCGACTTTATGACAAAGTTCCGAAACAAAGTTGTGTATGATTCTTCAACTGGTGAAGTTAAAGATGATCGCAAGTTTATGTCAATCATGGAAGATTTCTGGATTCCTCGTCGTGGTGAGGGTAAGTCGACAGAAATCACTACACTTCCTCCAGGACAAAATCTTGGCGAAATGTCAGATGTGAAATACTTCGAGCAGAAACTCTATAAGTCATTAAACATTCCAATTACTCGATTGGAATCAGGACAAGGCTTTATGCTCGGTCGCACACAAGAGATCACACGCGACGAAATTAAATTTAACAAGTTTATTGAGAAACTTCGTTCCAAGTTTACAGTTCTATTCGATGAACTTATGGAGCGTCAACTCGCTCTAAAAGGTATCGCTTCTATCGATGAGTGGAAAGAACTACGAGAAAAGATTCATTATGACTTCTTGAAGGATAATAACTTCTCAGAACTCCGCGAAACAGATCTTATCAACTCTAGAATGCAATTGTTGATGCAGGTCGAGCAGTTTACAGGAAGATACTTCTCGAAGGCATGGGTGCAGAAGAACGTTCTACATCTAGATGAAGAAGAAGTTGGTAAGATTGATGTTCAAATTGAACTCGAAAGAATGAAAGAACAACAAGAGATGATTCAAAAGGCTCAAGAAGAAGCCGCGATGAATCAACAGATTATGCAAATACAGGCTCAGTACGCTCCTCCACAAGAACAGATGGTAGCACCTGAACAGGCAGCAGCTGCTGAACAACAAGCTGCGGCGCAACAACCACAGCAATAATTGTCTAAATATTGGAGTAAATATGAATAGTGAAAATTTATTAAGTGCGATTTTTTCTCAGAATGCAGATGCGGCAGCAGAAGCATTTAATGGGGCACTCGCAGCAAAGATTGCAGATGCATTAGAGGTTAAGAAAGTTGAAGTTGCTTCAAACTTTATCTCTACGCCAGCTGCACCTGAAGTTGAATATAGCGAACCAGTAGAAACTGCATCAGAGGCACCTGCAGAAGTAAATGTCTGATAAAGAAAAAGACAATTTAAATTTAACAGAGGCAGCAAAGGCTTCAAGCCCAACTGCATCTATTAAAAGTCGTTTGCAGAATAGAATTCCTGCTCTTAAAAGCAGATTTAAGATGAACCTAAATTCAGCTGTGGCAACAAAAGCAATCGCCGATTATGTTGATATATCAGCAAAAAATCCGAAAGCAAGCAGTTCTGATATTTTTAGAAGATTAGGGCGTCAAAAACAAGATGCTGTTTCTAAAATCAATCAAATTGTGCCAATTCCAGTGCTTGTTAATTCACCAGACTCGCAATTTAGACGTGTTCTAAGAGACATTAAGGAAGAGAATAAAATGATAAATGAGCAATCTGAATTCAATCCTCCTCCAATGCTTCTGTTGAAAAGATTAGCACTTCGTATGTTTCCAGATGGAAAACGTGTTGTTCTTTATATTGATAACAAATATGGTCTCTCATTTCCAGTTCCATATGACGCATTTGCTCCAGGATTCAGTACTGTAAATACACTCAGACCAGGTGCAAAAGTTGGTGGATTGCGCGCTGCAACTGCAGCTGCTGCAGGATATGTAAATGAAGAAACAGTTCCAGTAATTTTTGCCACAGGCGAAGAAATTCTTGTTGAAAAAGTTGTTATGGATAAAATTAAAAATGTTTTTGATAATTTAAATGAAAAGAATAAAGAAAGATTATCAGATATGCTTCTTGAAAGTCAAGAAACATTTAACAAAGTTAAAGATTTCGCACTACTAGTAGAATGAATACACAAGAAAGTTTTGAAGATCGATTTGGTTCTCCTGAATTTCAGGATAGAAAAGGATCAAATGTAGAAAACTCAGTGAGCCAAAAAGAAAAAGTACAGATGAAAAAATACGGCATTAAACCAAAAGATACAATGATTGATAAAATTAACAAGGTTATTGCAGAAGAAATGCCAGCACAAGATGTGGAAATTGATAACAACGAATATGATGATGAAGAAGATGAAGCAAAACAAAAAGAAAAAGAACAAAAAAACGAATTAAAAATTAAGATTATGCAATACTTAAATCCTCGTATTGTAAAATCAAAAGAACTAAAGAACTATGTTGATCGATCAAACATTAAGGAAGAAATTTATAAGACACTTAATAGTTTTGCTCAACAAAAATTAAATGCATATAAGAATGCAATTGCGCTCAATCTTCCAGTTGAACTTGGCGAGTCTGACAAATTTATGCCAACGCCACGCCAAGTTCCCGCTCCTCCAGGTGGACTTCCAGTTCCAAAAGGATACGAGAGAGTAAAGAGCTGGGGTGGCGCATATGAGTTAAGAAGAACAGCAGAATCACTCCGCGACGAACATAATGAACTTCATACAACACCATCAGAAGAAACAGAGCAACTTGATGAGGCAAAGCGCAATCCAAACGTGATGCGTCAAGGTCGTACGAAAGTAATCAAGGCTCGTGTTCGTGGTGGAAAAGTGCAGCGTCGCAAAAAAGTATCTGCTGTAAAAGGATACACAATTCGCGGTGGCAAACTCAAGCGTATGTCTGCTGCTGAAAGACTTCGCAGAAAACGTGGCGCTCGTATTGGTAAAATTAAAAGAAAAGCAAAGATGTCTCGTGCTATAATGAAAAGAAAACGCTCATTAAGAAAAAGAGCATCTCTTGGATTAAAGGAATAGTAAAATGAAATTGATTACAGAAACAGTCGAAGAAGTAAAGTATATCACCGAAGACAATAACGGTGTGAAGACACTTTACATTCAAGGTCCATTTCTTGTTGCTGAAACAAAGAATCGTAATGGGCGCTCATATCCAGTTAGCGTTCTCGAAAATGAAGTAAATCGTTATATGAAAGAGTACGTTGATAAGAATCGCGCATTCGGTGAGCTCGGACATCCAGAGTCTCCAACGATTAATCTAGAGCGCGTCTCTCATATGATCACTAATATTACAAAGAACGGAAACGTCTTTGAAGGTAAGGCAAAAGTTCTTGACACGCCTATGGGTAAAATTGCCAAGAATTTGATGGAAGCAGGGGCTACTCTCGGCGTTTCTTCGCGCGGAATGGGTTCTCTCAAAAACGAAGGTGGTGTAAACATTGTTCAACCAGACTTCTATCTCGCTACTGCAGCTGATATTGTTGCAGATCCATCAGCTCCAGGTGCTTTCGTTCAAGGTATTATGGAAGGTAAAGAGTGGGTGTGGGATAACGGTCTCGTCAAAGAACTTGATGTAAATGCATACTATGAAGAAATTAAAACAGCAAAGCAAAAACAGCTCGACGACATCTCTTTGAAGATCTTTGAGAACTTTTTGTCAAAGTTATAAGTTTTATAAATAATAATACCTCTTCAGGAGTTTTTAAATGAAACATAAATCATTACATGAATCAGCAGCAGAAATTCTTGCAGCGTCTGTTGCAGGCGCAGGAAAAGAACCACTGCCAATGTCAGACATGTTAATGAATCCGCCAGTAGATTTAGGTGGAGAAATGACAACAGGAGATGTTACTGCTGTTGGTGATGCAGCTTCTCAATCAATGGAAGCATCACCAAAGCCAGGTCAACCTGGAGCTCCTGCTGAAGAAATGAAGACAGTCGAAAACGAATCAGAAGAAACTGAAGAAAAAGAAGAAGAAGAAGAGGAAGAAGGAGAGGAAGAAGAAAAGCCAGAAGCAATGATGGAAGCTCTCATTGCAGAGCATGGCGAACAAGTTATCCTCGAAAGTCTTATTTCAGAACACGGCGAACAGGCTGTGTATACTCAAATTCTAGAAAGTTTTGTTGCCGAGTATGGTGAAGATGCTGTCACAGACGCATTCATCGATACATTGTCAGAAGAAATTGGAGATGAAAGATTACTTGATTTGATTGCTGAGTCTGTAGTTCCTGCATTCCACGAACAACAATTAACTGAAGAACAATTTAATGTTCTTCAAGAACAATCAACCTCATTCATCACCGAAATGCAAACTCTTTCTGAAGAAGATTTTGAGAACTATATCTCAAATCTTACAGAAGAAGAATTTATTTACGCAATTCAATTATCGTCTCTCAACGAAGAATATCTCGTTGAATTCTTAAAGAAGATCGGCAAAGCACTTAAGAAAGGTGTGAAGGCTGTTGGTAAGGTAGCAAAGAAAGCAGTTAAGGTTGTTGCAAAAGCAGCACCACTTCTTTCATTCATCCCTGGTGTTGGTACTGCAGTCGGTGCAGTTGCTGGCAAACTATTGGGTGGAATCGGTTCAAAGATTGCAGGCAGTGCGCTTGGTAAAGCAGTTTCTGCTGGCGCATCAAAACTCGGTTCATCTGTACTTGGCAAAGCAGCACTTTCAGCAGGTAAGAGTGCACTACAAGGTGGTGTATCAAGCGTACTACAAGGTGGCAAATTCTCACAAGGCGCCAAGTTGGGCGCAGTAACTGGACTTGCTTCACCAATCGTTAATAAAGTTGCTGGTGGTTTGGCAAAAGCCACTGGTTCTGCTGCAATCGGTCAAACAGGAGCAGATGCTCTTGCTGGTGGTCTTGCAAACAAGGCAATGGGCGGCAGCTTCAGTCAAGGCGCAAAAACTGGCGCTATCGGTTCAGTAGTTGGCAGAGTTGCTGGTGGAATTGGCGATGCCATTCAACAAAGAACTGGATCTGACACAGCAGGAAATGTTGCGCGTGATGTTGCTACTGCAGTTGCTGATAAAGCAGCAAATCGCACAAAGGCAGCGTCATACGGTGATCAAGAAGGTTCTGATGAAGCACCAGAGCAAGATGATGTTGAGCAACCAACACGTGTTGCCCAAACAACACCACAAGAAAGAGAAGAAGATGAGGATGCAGATAGCCCATCAAACTTCATGAGAGGCGTGAGAGCAAATAAAGTAGCCGCTCGTCGCCCAGCAACAAGAGGTGCTGCTGTACGAAATGTTGCTGAAGAAACTGATGATCTTTTAAATGAACTATCAGCACTCAATGAAGAACAATTAGATGCATTTATCAGCTCACTCAGTGAAGAAGAATTTGAAGCACTCAATGAGTTTGTTGGTCCACTAGCACGTGTTGGTGTTGCTGCTGGTAAAGCAGGTAAAGCACTAGTTGTTGCTGGTAAGAAAGCTGCATCTGGTCCAAAGGCTGCGAAAATTTCTGCAGCAGAAAAAGCAGCTGCAATAACTGCACAAGTTGCAACTAAATCAAAGGCTGGTGCTGCGCTTAAGACAGTTGGTAGAGTTGCAGGAAAACTTGCCCTACCAGTAACAGCTGGTCTTGCAGCATATGATGCTAAGAAAGGTTGGGATGTTGATCCAAATGCAACAACAGGCAAGAAAGCATTGAATGCTCTTCAAGGTGCTGCTTCTGGTGCAACATTAGGATTAATTCCTGGACCAACAAAAGCCGCTGCGCCAGCAAAGAAACCAGTTGCACCAACTAAGAAAAGTGCAGTTCCTGGAACTGACACACCAGCTGGATATGACAAATTTGGTCGTCCAGCAGGATCAAAAGATTTTGGTGTATCGCCAGCTCAAGTAAGAGCACGTCCTGCAGTAACTGCAGCAAAACCAGCTGCTATGAGTGATGAACAGCGATATGGCAAAACTGGTGCTGCAATTCGCGGTGCTGATAAAGATGCATATGCTAAGAGAAAAGACAGTGCATATCTACAATCAATGGGTATCACTGCTGCTCCTGGATCAGCAGAAGCAAATACGCAATTGCTACAAAAATTAAAAGACGGCAAAAAGCCAACTGCTGCTGCACCAGCTGCAGCTGTAGTATCAGAACCAACTCAAGCAACGACACCTGCACAACAATCAGTGACTGCTGGTGGAAGCAAATGGGATGATTTGTCATCATGGGAAGCAAATCCAATTGCTCGTGGCGATGCTGGTGAAAGAGAAGATTATGAAGAGGCACCAACAACACCAGAGAAAGCAGGTGTTGGTATTTTTAGAACTCCAACAGGAGAGAAAACCAAACTAAGAAAAGCAATTCCAAACGAGATTGCCAACATCGTTGGTGGTCTTGCTGGTGGTGTAGGACAGGCTTTCAAAATCAAAGAACTCGGTTATAAGAAACCAGGATCAAGAGTAAATGAACAATTTGAGGACTCTAACATGAATGACGTAAACGGAGAAGAAACAACAATGGAAACAACAGAACTTACCGAAGAGCAAATTCGTGAAGAGAGAATGCTCGCTATTAAAGAAGCGGTAAAGCAATTCAAAGGAAACATGAGAGAAGATGTTGATGCTCTTTTCAACGGCGAGTCTCTTTCCGAAGAATTCCGTGCAAAAGCCACTTTGATTTTCGAATCAGCTGTGTCTTCTCGCGTTGAAAGCATTCTCGAACAAGTTATGGAACAGAACGATGCCGTTCTTGCCCAAGCATATGATGAGATCAAAGATCAACTAACAGAACAAGTTGATGAGTATCTCAATTATGTTGTTGAGCAATGGATGACTGAGAATCAAGTTGCCATCGAGACAGGACTACGTGCTGAACTCGCTGAAGACTTTATCTCTGGTCTACGTTCATTGTTCCAAGAACATTATATCGAAATTCCTGAAGAGAAAGTTGATGTTGCAGAAACACTTGCAGCAGAACTTGAACAAGCAGGTGAATATGTTGAGACAGTTCATCAACATATTGAAGCACAAAACGTTGCAATCGCTGATCTTCAAGAGCAGTTGAATGCAGTCAAGAAAGAAAAAGCAATTGATAATTTCTGCGAAGGGCTCACAGCAGTCCAAGCAGCAAAAATGAAGTCGCTCGCAGAGGGCGTGGAGTTCACCGCAGAAGGTGATTTTGAAGAAAAACTCGCAGTACTACGCGAGAACTACTTCCCAACTAAAGTACAAGTGAAAAGTGAGGTAAAGGAAATTCAACAAGCAATGCTTAATGAAGAACCAGAAGTAGAACAAACCAATAATATTATGGCTCGTTATGTCAAAGCAATCGCAAAAACGGCTCCAAAAGCCTAATTTAATTTAACTGAGGAAACACTAAATGTATATCAACGAAACATATGCAAAGAAGTGGGCACCAGTTCTTGATCACCCAGAACTCCCAGCAATCAGCGACCCTTACAAGCGCGCAGTTACTGCTCTCGTTCTAGAAAATCAAGAGCGTGCTCTACAAGAAGAAGCTCGTTCAATGCAAAACCTATGGGAAGCATCCCCAGCTAACGCTATGGGAACAGGCTCACCAAATGGTCTTTCAGGCGCAGCAGGTGCACCAGTTGCTGGATTTGATCCAGTTCTAATTGGTCTCGTACGTCGTGCACTACCAAACCTAATGGCTTATGACATCTGCGGCGTTCAGCCAATGACTGGTCCAACAGGTTTGATTTTCGCAATGCGTTCACAATACGCCAACGCAACAGCAATGACAGGTGAAGCTCTCTATAACGAAGCAAACACCCATTATGCTGGTGCTGCTGGTGCAAACCCACTTGCAACATTGAACGCAAACATTGCAAACGTCACCCTAGCCAACACTGGTACAGGTATGACAACTGCAGTTGCAGAAGACAAGACTCTAGAATATATGGGCTTCCAAATCGATCGCGTTGCTGTTACAGCAAAGTCACGCGGTTTGCAAGCAGCCTATACGCTAGAACTTGCACAAGATCTCAAGGCAATCCACGGTCTCGATGCAGAAACAGAATTGACAAATATTTTGTCAACTGAAATTCTTGCAGAAATCAACCGCGAAGTTGTCCGTACGATCTATGCAACAGCAAACATCGGTATCACTGGTCTATCAACAGCACAATTCAACCTATCTTCATCAAGCGACACAAGCGGTCGTTGGCAGGTAGAAAAGTACAAGTCACTCTTGTTCGCTGTTGAGCGTGCTGCTAATAAGATCGCAAAAGATACCCGTCGCGGCAAGGGCAACATGCTCATCGTTTCAACCGATGTTGCATCAGCTCTTTCAATGACTGGTCTTTTGGACTACAACTCTGCTCTAACAAACAACACAAATCTAATGGTTGACGATACAGGCAACACATTCGCTGGATTGCTCTTCGGACGCATCAAAGTGTTTGTTGACCCATATTCTGTCTCTGGTACAGATTATGCTGTTGTTGGTTACAAGGGTGCAACACCTTATGACGCTGGCTTGTTCTACTGCCCATACGTTCCGCTACAAATGGTACGTGCAGTTGATCCAACAACTTACCAGCCAAAGGTCGGCTTCAAGACACGTTATGGTCTCGTAGCAAACCCATTCGCAACAGCAGCTGGTCTTGGTGCTCTCGCAAACGACACAAACTACTACTATCGTAGATTCCAAGTGTTGAACATCAACCAGTAATAGTATTACCAAACTTATAAAAATAATAAGGTAATGTGACTCGGGGGGAGACGAAAGTCTCCCCCTTTTTTATTTCGCTAAATAAATGAGTGATGGAGGAGATTAGATGACAGCACTCACGCGAAACCCAGTAAACACTGATCTATTACAACCACATAAATTTCAAATCACATTTGATCGATTGCCAAATGTGACATACTTCTGTCAGACAGCAAGCCTTCCTGGCATTTCATTGACAGAAGTGCAACACTTTACACCATTCATTGATTTGTTTCGTCCAGGAGAGAAGGCAATTTATGATACCTTCAACACTCAGTTTCTTGTCAATGAAGATTTAAGTCCATGGTTTGAGTTGCACGATTGGATTCGTTCTGCAACATTTCCTACTGATTTTGAAGAATATGTGAATTTGGCTCGAACAACAAGATCAGGATTTGATCAAAGTTTGGCAACAAATAGAAGACCTGCAGTGTATACTGACGGAACTCTTGTAATTTATTCAAACAAAAATAATCCAAGATTCCGAATTAAATTCCGCGACATTTTCCCAAACTATGTCGGTTCTATCAATTTTAATACTCTTGATAATGCAGAAACGACAGTAACTTGCGACGTATCTTTTAGATTCTCTTACTATGATATTGAGAAACTAGAAGTATAGACTATCCGCGAAACACCACATAGTGATTATACTGGTGCAATTTATATAAGACAACTCTTGCTTTAACTTGTCTTTTGATTGAAGATGTTATATACTATGCTCTATGAAAATAGAAACTCCTCCTCTCGAAGAATTAATGCAGCAATGGGAAAAAGACTCAGAAGTTGATACAACTGAGCCTGGAAAAGAAATCCTGCGCATTCCATTACTTCATAACAAATACAACAAATACTTGTCATTACATAATCTTGCTGCAAGACGCGCAGCATTAGAGTTTGACAAACTCAAGAAACTCAAATGGATGTATTACAACGGCAAGTTAGACCAAGAAGAATTGGATAAACTTGGTTGGGAACCATTTCGTTTCACATTGAAGTCTGACATTGCTGTATATCTTGATGGTGATGATGATCTAAACAAACTCAAGCGCAAGAAAGCCTATCATGAGGAAGCAGCAAGTTTCTGCACCAACGTCATGAAGGAACTCAACAATCGCACGTGGCAGTTGAAAGAGTACATGGGCTGGGAGAAGTTTATCCAAGGTGCTCGATGATAGAACACGTTGTAGTTGAAAAAGTAAATAACATCTATGTCCAAGTGACTGCTGAACCTGCCATCTTGCAAGAGATGTCAGAGTTTTTTACATTTTCAACTCCAGGTTACCAATTTTCTCCTGCCTTTCGCAATAAATACTGGGACGGAAAGATTCGACTTTTGAATCTAAACACACGACAAATCTATCTTGGTTTAGTTCCGTACATTAAAAAGTTTTGCAAGGACAGCAATTACACCTGCGAGTATATCGATGAAGAAAAGGAAGTCTACCCGATTGACACAAAGAATCTTGCGAACGCTCTATCACTTCCGATGGAGCCGAGAGATTATCAGTATCTCGCTTCTAGCGTCGGACTTACGAAGAAGAGAACTGTACTCATTTCACCAACAGCGTCAGGAAAATCACTAATCATCTATATGATGATCCGCCACCTGTTGAACACAGG